TCAGTATTGGCCCGCGACCTTGCCGGTGCGGGCATCGACGATCACGTGCACGAAATGCCCGTCCCGGCGCAAGGCGGTCAGCATGTAGACGAGGCCGTCCTCGTGGCGACACAGGCTGGCGCGCTGGATCTCGGCCCGGGGGATCACCGTGCGGGCCGCCCGGATCGCCGCCACCGGGGCGATCACCCGGCGCTCGCCGACCTCCTCGCGCATGTCGGCGGGCGACAGGCAGGTCTCGATTCGCAGGGGCGTCGGATCCGCCACCGGGGCGGCCTGCGGGGCCGGCCCGTCATCGGCCATGGAGCCGAGGCCGCTGGCGGCGAGGGCCGCGGCGGTCAGGCTGATGGCAACGAGGGTGATGGCGTAGCGCATTGCCAGAAGATTTGCGCCGAGGGCACTGAATGCGCCCTGAATACGTAGCTGTAGGCGCGACGACGCGCGATCGGCCGGCTGGCTGCCTCGGGGAAGCGTGAGCTGTTTGATCGCGGACGGCATCGTGCGGGCTCTACGGCCGACGGGCTTTTCGGGTTCCACCGGCCGGGCCACGCTGCACAGGCGGTGACGCAACCCCGGCAGCCCCGGATCTAGCGCGCGTGCCGGCATCCGGGCGCGGGTTCCGGTGCGTCCGGGTATGCCGGCGCGGCCGCCTGCGCGGCCAGGACGGCATCGATCGACCAGGGTCGCGCCCCGAGCTGCGCCCCCAGCTGGAGCGTGATCGCGAGCGCGGCCGCCCCGGACAGGGCCAGCCAGACTCGGTCGAGGATCCGGTTCCAATGCGGGCTCATCGCGGGCCTCCCGTGATCAGGGTCCAGAACGCCCGCAGGGCGGGCATGCGCTCGGTGAGCCAGGCGATCTGGTCCGAGAACCAGTGCGCACCCGTCGCCGCGGTGACGAAGGCGAACAGGATCGCGTGCTTGAGGCGCCGGAGATAGCGGCGCAGCACCCGCCGCTCGACATGGGCATCCACGAGCTCGTCGAGGACGGCGAGCCGCGGCTCGGTCTGGCGCGCCACGTAGGCGTGCCAGAAGGGCGGAAACCGGATGGTGCGCGCCCGGTCGCCGGGGTCCGGCGGATGGCGCGCGGGGTGACGGGCGGTGGTCATAGTGTTCTGCCCCCGGCCGACGATGGTCGCACCTTGCTCCATGCAAGACGCGACGCGCTCTCCTCCCCCTTGCGGGGAGGAGCTGGAGGTGGGGGTCGTGGAGAAGGCACCGCTGCGCCCGATCCAGTCCCCCCTGCCCCTTCCCGCAAAAGTGAGGGGAAAAGCGAGGAGCTTCAGCTGCTTCCCGCCAATCGCGGCGGATCGGGCCGCTAGCCCCGCTGCTCATCCCCCGCGCGCAGCGCCGCCAGCGCCGGGGTCAGGACGTTGCCGACGCTGGCCTGCGGGTCGAGCGGCAGGGCCCGGAAGATCCGGGCCGCGACGCCCTCGGCACCGCCGGCCTGCCGGACGACGTGCGCCGGCGCGGTGGTCAGGACGTGCCGGGCGCCGGCCGCGACCACGGCGGAGCCGAGATCGACGCTCACGGTCCGGCCCCTTGCGGCGCCGGCCACGGCGTTCTGGCCGTACTCGGCCCCGGCCCGGATCGCGGCCTCAACCCGCTCCCGGGTCAGGAACGAGGCCGCCCAGGGCGCGACCCGGGCGACACCGGCCGTCACGGCTGCGGCGGCGATCGGCACCAGCACGGCCGAGACCGGCTGCAGCAGGCCGGCCAGCCAGTCGCCCCAGGGGATCGCCACAGTGCCCGTGGGCGCAGCGGCCAGCGCCGGGGAGACCAGGGCGACGAACGGGATCGCGGCGCTAGCGAGCGCCAGCCCGGCACGGAAGAGCTGCGTCATGATCGATCTCCGGTGTTGCGCGCACGGCGGACCCGGCCGGCTCGGGATTCGGGGATGGGCGGCGCGGCGCCGTCGCGCAGGGCCGCGAGCGCCCGGCGGGCCCAGTCCAGCCGGCTCGCCAGCGCGATCACCCCCGGCCGCTCGAAGAGCCGGCACACGGTCTCGGTGGTGGCCTCCAGGGTCGGGGCTTGGCGCAGGGCGGCGAGCGCGGTCGCCTCGGTGGTGCGCAGCTCGACGCAGAGGTAGCGGTACTGCGCGTCGAGGGATGCGGGATCGCAGGCATGCGCCCGGCACCAGGCCTCCATGGCCACCCGCCGGGGGCCGGTCCATTGCGCCAGCCCCCAGCCGCCCCGGGACCCGGCCACCGCAGGGGCGACCTCCTGGAGCTTGCGGAAGCCGCCGCTCTCATGGCCGAGATTGCCCAGGAGGCCGGCGGCCTGGAAGTCGGTGAGCCCGAGATCGCGCATCAGGCGCGGCCCGAGGCTCCGGCACCCGGCCGCGAAGGCGTCGCCCGGCCCCCGGGCCGGACCGGTGGTTGCGGGCATGGGTCTTCTCCGGGCAGGGTCCGCGCGACACGGACGGGGGACACGTGGGACACGGACAGGACCGGCCGCTGGTGTTCATCGGCGATTCGATCACCGCCGGCTGGGGCCTCGCCCGGGCCGAGACGTTTGCCCGGCACGGCTTCATCGCCCGGGGCGTGCCGGGCCAGACGAGCGGGCAGATCCGCGCCCGGTTCCTGCGGGACGCGGCCGGCGCCCGGGGCATCCATCTGCTGTGCGGGATCAACGACATCGCCGAGATCGGCGGCCCGGTCTCGGACGGGGCGATCCGGGACAACATCGCCGCCATGGCGCGGCTCGCCTTCGAGGCCGGGCTGCCGCTCTGGATCGGCACCGTGACGCCGAGCGATTTTTGGGGGTGGCGCCCGGACCTAAGACCCGTGGCGCGCATCCACGGCCTGAACCGCTGGATCCGCTCCCATTGCACCGCCAGCGCCGCGGCGCTGATCGATTATCACGCGCCGCTCGCCACGAGTTCGGGGGCGCTCCGGCCGGAATTCACCGAGGACGGCATCCACCTCAACGAAGCCGGCTACGCGGCGATCGAGCCGGTGATGCTGGCGGCGTTGGCGCCCGGGGATGACTGGTGAGGCGGGACTGACGGATCCACAGGCCTATCGCGACGGCGACGTTTCCCCTCGCCCGACATCCTTCCGACGTTCACACATCGGCTTGTGCCGACCGCGACGCGCTCCCTCTCCCGTGCGGGAGAGGGGACCGGAGCCCCGTCCGGTAAACGGGGGATCCGGCAGTTCGGCATGCCAGAAGTGCAGACGTTGCCAGAGCGGCGGTGATGGGGCGGCTCAAAGCGAGACGCGCGTCCGCCCCCCTCAAGATCCCAATCCCAGCCAATACGTTTGAACATTTCCGGCACCGGTCACCGTGCCGCCGGTCGTGCGGCGGTTGCGGAGGGTGAAGCCGGTGGCGGTCACGTCGCTGACCTGGCTGGCGTAGAGCGTCCCGACATCCCGGGCGACGGGCTGCGCCCAGACGCCCAGGCAGGCGCTGGGGAAGGCCGGCGCGAACGACACGGAGACGTCCGCGTCCGTGCTCGTGGCGAGCCCCCAGTGCAGGATCAGGCCGTTGGCGAGCCGGGCGTAGCCGGTCGGGGCCAGCGCTTGCGTGCCGAGCGCCAGCGGGGTGCCGTCGGCGCGCTGGTAGTGGCGCACGCGCCAGCGGCCGGCGCCGTCCGAGGTGGCCAGGCAGGTGTCGTCGGCGGCCGTGACGATGTCGGCCCGGGTCGGCAGGGCCAGCTGCTCGGCATCGTGGACCAGGGTGGCGGCGCCCGCGAAGCGCAGGAGCCGCTCCCGGTCGGCACCGGTGCCGAACCGGGTGATCCGGGCCGTGCCGGTCACCAGCACGCGCCGCGTGCCGCTGCTGCCGAGATCCGTGGTCGCCGCCGAGGCCAGCACGGTTTCCGTGGAGGCGAAATCGATCCCGCCCTTCGCCGCGGAGGCGGTGAGCGCGGTGGCGAAGGCGGACCCGTCGGGCGAGACCTTCAGGGAGAAGTCGTCGCTGCCGAGGAGGCCCAGCAGGGCGCGGGCGGAATAGCCGGTCTGGAGGATGAGGCCGGCATCCCGGGACGCCGCCTGCTTGTTGACCGACATCCGCATGTCGCCGGAGCCCGGCGTCGCGTCGTCCCAGGTGAGCAGGGCCGCGTCGGACTTCACCGCGAGGCGGTTGGTGGCATCCGCCCCGGTGTTGATGCCGAGCCGGCTGACGCTCTGGATCGCCGTGAGCGTCCGGCTGAAGCTGCCCCAGGCGGTCCCGTCGAACACGTAGAGGTCGGCCTCGTCGATCAGGTAGGCGAACCAGCCGGCCCGGGGCACGGCGCCGATCCAGACCCCGTCGGCGTAGCGCACTACCTGGCCGGCGAGCCCGGCCCAGGCGCCCCCCGGATTCGACGCGACCACGAGATAGCGGTCGCCGTCGGCGGGGCTCTGGGGCGGCGCGGTGAGGTCCTTGTCCAGGCAGGCGAGCTGGACCAGGGCGTCGAGGAGGGCGAGCGCCTCGTTGTGGGTGACGTGCTTCTGGGCCTGGCTCGCCGCGATCAGCGGCAGGCCGAGGCAGGGCGTGGCGTCGGTCATGGGGGCTCCGGAAGGCTTGCGGTGTCCGATCGGATCGCCCGGCCGGATGTGCTTTGCCGTCATCGCGAGCGCAGCGAAGCGACCCAGGCACGCGCCACGGTCCGGGATCGCGCGCTGCCCTGGGTTGCTTCGCTGCGCTCGCAATGACGGTGAGGGCTTTGATGCGAGACGGGATCAGGCGGTTCGGATCGGGATTCGCGCGCGGCTGGCCGGGCCGGGGCCGGCCACGGCGCCGATCTGCGCCACGGCCACGTCGAGGCTGGTCTGGGGACCGCCGAAATCGGCCGCCTCGTCGGCGTAGAGGACCTGCTGCGCCTCGGCCCGGATCGTGCGCAGGGGCGTGCCGGCGCCGGAATAGACCGTGACCGCGTAGGCCCCCGGCTCGTCGAGGGGAATCTCGGCGGGCTCCCAAGCGTCGCCGTCCCGGCGGGCCCGGCGGATCCAGGAGAGGCGCAGGCCGGACGCGTCCCGGCGCGCCCGCAGATGGACCGGCCGCAGGGGACGCAAAGCCGCGAGCCCCGCCGTGGCGGACAACTCCGAATAGGCCGGATCGCCCGGGTCCCGGTCGACCGGGCCGACCTGGTAGCGGAAGCCCCGGCCGACCTCGTCCAGTCGCTCCACCAGGGGCACCAATGCGCCGTCGTCGAGCCGCACGATCAGGCTGCCCGCCGGGGTCGCGCGGCCGGCCTGGGCCTCGCTGCCGGCGAGGCCGCGCAGAAAGCCCGAGAGCCGGTAGCTGTCGGGGCCGGTCAGCACCGCGCTGGCGGCGGAGAACAGCTCCACGGCGCCGTCCGGCCCGATCAGCGCGAACAGGTTGCCGCCCGCGAGCATCGCGGCCTCGCCGATGGAGCCGAGGGCCCCGCCCCGGCGCAGGGTGACGTCGAGCGGCACGCCCCGCTGCAGCCGCCAGAGCGGCCCGGCCGGCAGCTCCGTGAGGGTCCGGCCGAGGCAGGCCGGGTAGTCGACGAGGCCGTGAAGCGCGAGCGGCCCAGCGCCTTCCGCCCGCCAGACGGCCGCCGCCCCGGGCCAGGGCTCGGCCGCCACCGCGAGGTATTGCAGCACCGTCGGGCTGCCGCGCTCCACCGGCAGGTCGAGCACCACGGCGAAGGGCGGCCCCAGGAAAGCCGGCGTCGCCCCAATTGGCAGGGCCGGGCTGCGGGGCAGGCCGCGCGCGGGGCCGCCCCGGGGCGGCACGCCGCTCGCCTCGATCCGCCGCCCGGTGGGCGCGTCGTCGATCCGGTCGATCCGGCGCAAAACCGTCCCGCCCGGCACGTCGGCCGGCACCGCCAGCAGGTCGCCCGGCTCCAGCTCGACGCGGCGCGGGCTCAGGGTGAAGACCGCGCTGTCCCGGGCGGCGATGACCCGGTCGAGCATCGCCTCGGCGAGGCCGTCGCCGGTCTCCCGGCGGGTGACGATCGCCGCCTCGATTCGGGTCTCACGCCGCCGCTCGCCCACGGGGCGGATCGCGGCGGCCGCGGCGCGGCGGTAATCCGGGCTCTCGGATTCGGTCAGACCGAGCTCGATTGAGCGCGGCAGGGCGCTCTCCTCGGCCCGGACCTGGCGCAGGACCGGTCTGTCCTCCGACAGCCGGACCAGATCGGCGTCCGCCAGCACCACCGGCCGGTCGCGGCGGGGCCCGCGCAGATGCAGGGCGCCGGCCACCGCCGAGACGTCGAGGCCGTAGACCTGCGCCAGGGTCTCCAGGGCGGCGCGCGCGGAAAGCGGCCGGTCGACGACGTACCCGTCGAGGAAGGCGGCGGCCTCCACGGCGACCGGCGCGTCGAAGCCGAAATCGGCCAGGATCCTCAGGACAAGCAGGTCGAGGTCGCAGCCCTCGATCCGTCCCGTGATCCAGTGGCCGACCCGCCAGTTGGCGGTGTCGGCCCAGACCGCCTGGACGGCCGGGAAGGCCGGGTAGGGCCGCGCGTCCCAGGACCACACGAAGATCGATCCCGGATCGACCATCCGGCCGCCATAGACCGGCGAGACCGGGTTGTCGGAATCCGAAAACCCCGCCGCGGCCGGATCGAACCGGGCGATCACAGCCTCGACACCCCGCAGCTGGATCAGCTCGTCGCGCAGGGCCCGGGAATGCGGCGGGTAGGCGCCCTCGGCGGATTTCGGATCGGGGAACACGTTGGGGCCATTCGTGCCCTTGTCCACCGCCGGCACCCCGACCTCGGTGAGCCAGATCGGCTTGGCCTTCGGGACCCAGGCGGTGGCCCGGGTCTCGACGCCGCCGTCGCGCTCGACATGCGGGTTCGACCACCAGCCGATCAGGTCCTTGGGCCGGAAGACCCAGGGCTTGCCGTAGGCGCCGTCCTGGATCGGCAGACGCGCCTGCGCCGCCCGCCCGGCCGCGTCGGCATAGTACCAGTCGTAGGCCTCGCCGGCAGCGACCCGGGCCTTCAGGTAGGTGCGGTCGGCGATGTCGCCCGAGACCGCGAGGTCGGCGTGGTCGGGCGCGTCGCGCCAGTCGGAGAGGGGCGGATACCAGTCGATCCCGACCGCGCCGATATTCGGGTCGGCGAACAGGTCGTCCAGGGGGAACCGGATCGTGGCGCCATCGTCGCGAACATGGGCGCCGTACTCGGTCCAGTCCGCCCCGTAGACGAGCGTCACGCCGGCGCTCAAGCGGGACCGCAGCTCCGCGGCGAGGCTTTTGAACGCCTGCACGGCCGGGTAGCCGGCGGCGCCGCGCACCCGGGTGAGACCGACGAACTCGCTGCCGATCACGAAGCCGGCGATCCGTACGCCGCGCGCCGCCCATTGCGCCGCGAGGCCGGCATAATGCAGCACCTCCGTGCGATAGCCGTTCCCGAAGAAGTTCTGGATCTGCGTTTCCGCCGCGGCGGTGCCGTCCGGGCTGCCCGGGACGCCCGGGGCCGGGTCGCAGGTGATGCGCCCGCGCCAGGGATAGGGCGGCTGGGTCGCGCCGGGCACGCGGGGGTCGGGCAGGCCGTTATCGGCCGGCACGTCCATCATCACGAACGGGTAGAGCAGCACGTCGAGGCCGCGGGCCGCGAGGTCGGCGACCAGCCGGGTCAGCCCAGCATCCGCCGGGGTGCCGCCATAGGCGGGGGTGCCGTCCGGCAGGGTCGAGACGACCTCGGCCTCGTCGCGAGTGATCCCGGCCACGCTCCAGGCCTCCGGCTTGGTGCCCTTGGCCCGGGTCTCGACCTTCGGCACCACCCGGCAGGATCCGGCGCGCAGGTCGGTGCCGAACCACGTCGCCACCACGGCGACCCGGCGCAGGTTCGGGCACAGGGCCTGGAGGGCGTCCAGGGACGCGGTGACGTCGGTGCCACGCTGGAGCTGGTGTCGGTTGGCCGCCTGCGTCCGGCCGAGGCCGAGATCGACGGTGACGAGGTTCGGGTCGAGGGCGAACTCGCCCGCCCCCGGGATCAGGTCGACGGCGCGGATCCGGTGGAACAGGCCGTTGACCGGGCGCACCACCTCGAAGGCGAACTGGGGCACGCGGTTGCCGAACTCGGCGAGCGGCAGGTTCTCGAACACCACGTAGGCGAGGCCGCGATAGGCCGGGGCGTTTTCCGCGCCCTCTTTCGCGACGATCAGCGGGTCCGGCGCCTGGTCCGGGCCGCCGGTATGGACCCGCAGGGTGATCCCGACCTGGTCGATCTCCTTGCCGTCCGCCCAGATCCGGCGGACCATCGCGATCTCGCCCTCGCACAGCCCGACCGCCAGGTTGGCGAAATAGGCGTAGCGGGTGCGCACGGTCTTCTGCCCGCCCGCGCCCTTGGAGGCGGAGGCCGCGCGCTCCACCGTCGTGTTGGCGACCTCCCGGGCCCGCGTCGCCCAGATCAGGCTGCCGCCGATCTTCGCCCGCCCGTAGACCCGCGGGATGGGGTCGCCCTCCGTGGAGGACAGGCCGGCGACATCGGCGAGCCGCGGCCCCTCGACGAAGCGCGTGTGCCGCCCGGAGCCCGACAGCATCCCGTCGAGCCCCGCCCCCGCGGCCGCCCCGAGCACGCGCCCCACCACGGCCCCGATCGGCCCGCCCAGAGCGGTCCCCACCGCCGCGCCGGCCGTGGACAGGATCAGGGTGGCCATGGCGGGCTCCGGGGTGGGCAGCAGCGATTGCGAGGATATACAAATTTTTGTATGAGACGTACCTGGGGTTTCGATAAGCTCGGGCGGTGTCGTGGTTGAGCGACCCAAAGGCGTGGTGTTTCGCGGGAGCGCGCTCGACGACCTGCGCGCCTTTCCCAGGGATGCGCGACGCGCCGCCGGACATCAGATCGACCGCGTCCAGTCCGGCCTTGATCCGGACGATTGGAAGCCGATGCCGACCATCGGTTCAGGCGCCCGCGAGATCCGTATCAGGGAGCCGGATGGCGCGTTCCGGGTGATCTACGTGGCGAAATTCCCCGGCGCAGTGGTCGTCCTGCATTGCTTCCGCAAGACGACCCAAAAAACGGCTCTTGCCGATATCGCCACGGCCAAACGCCGCTACGCCGACTTCGTGAAGGAGTTACAACGATGACCGAAAGATATTTCGACAGCGTCTGGGACGCGATCGAAGATACGCCGGCGGAGGCCGCGCATATGCGCCTCCGCTCGCAACTGATGATGGCCCTGCGCAATCACATCGAGCAATCCGGCCTGAACCAGTCCCAGGCGGCGAAAGTCTTGGGCGTCACGCAGCCGCGCGTCTCGGACCTGATGCGTGGCAAGATCGACCTGTTCGCGATCGACACGCTGGTCGCGATGCTCGCCGCGGCCGGACTCCAGGTTGAGCTGCGCATCGCTGCGGCGGCCTGATCTGTATGATGATGCAGCTTGCAATCGAAGCGCTCGCCACTGCCTCCACCGTCATTGCGAGCGCAGCGAAGCAAGCCAGGGCAGCGCGCGATCCCCGGCCGTAGCGTTTCACTGGGTCGCTTCGCTACGCTCGCGATGACGGCGGGGACGACCCAACATGGACTCCCTCGGCGTCAAGCTCACCGTGGCGATGGGCTCTCCGCAAGGATCCTCCGGGAACCGGAACACACCCGTCAGGTGCCGCCGCCACCAGGCGGTGAGTGCCACCTCGGCCACGGCGGCGTGGTCGTGGGCGTGGATCATGGCGCCGTCGCCGGTGGCGATGGCGCAGTGGCGGGCCGGAAGATGGGACCGGAAGGCGAAGAGCAGCACGTCCCCCGGCCGGGGCACGGACCCGGCCACCGGCACGAGGTGGCGCATCGCCGCCGCGGTGAGCGGATCGGTGCCCGGAGGGGCGGATTCCGCCCAGGTGGCGGCGTAGGGCGGCACCGGCTCCGGCTCGGCACCGTAGAGCCCGCGCCAGACCCCGCGCAGCAGCCCGAGGCAGTCGCAGCCGACGCCGCGCAGGGAGGCCTGGTGCCGGTAGGGCGTGCCGAGCCACAGCCGCGCCTCGCCCAGCGCCGCCACGCCGATGTCCCGCCGCATCGCGCTCATCGGAACAGGCTCCCGCCATCGAGGACGGGCTCCGAGCCCGGCACCGCCCGCATCACCGCATCGTTGCCCGGCATGTGCGGGAAGCCCTGGAAGTTCACCGCGTTGGCGAAGCGGTCCCGGCATGTGGCGAGCCGCTTGTCGCAGCCGGCGGTGAGGCTGAACGCATCGCCCACCGCCGCCGGTCGGGGCGGTGTGGTCCACAATTCGAGGAGCGTGCCGAGCTGGAGCCGCACGTCGGCCTTGAGCCCGGCATTGGCGCCCTCCGTCCAGGTGAGCGTTCCGCCGGTGAACAGCCCGTCCGCGAAGCTGCCCGCCAGGGTCACGCCCAGGGTCGCGGGTTCGGGCAGGCCGGTGACCCGGCCGGTGGTCCGCCAGGCCGCGAGGTCGACCCGACAGCGTCCGTCCCCGAGATCGGCGCCGCAGGTCGCCCGGAAGGTCCGGCCACGCTCGGCCCCGAGCCGGTGGGCGAGGCCGCGCAGCTCCGCCACGAAGGCGTCGCCCTCGCGCCGTACCTCGCCGATCGTGCCGACATCGATGAGCAGGCGCGTCTCCGGCTCGGTCCAGTCGACCAGCCAGGTCTCCACCGTCGCGCCGTCGTAGAGGCCGCCGGCGATGTCGGCCTCGGTCAGCCCGAGGGAGTTCAGCGCCCCGGCGACGTCGCCGCCCGAGACCGCGAAGCCGGATTCGGCACCGGCCTCGGCGGCCTCCAGCCCGGTGCGGGCGGCGTGGACCAGCCCCGCCAGGGTCAGGTCGCGGTCATGGTCGGTGAAGCCCAGCGCCACGCCGTCCTGCCGACGCAGGGACCAGCAGCGGCACAGGGTGGTGACGCCGCCCGCGAGATGGGCCGCGAAGGCACTTGGGATATCGCGCATCGTCACTCCTCACGGCACGATCTCGACGAGGGGCACCTTCGGGATCTCGCCGGCCGCGAAGGCGGCGAGGTCGATGGTGAGGTCGTCGGTGTCGAAGCGGACCGGCACATCGAAGGCGAAGCCCGCCGTGACGGCGGCGCCCTGGGGCGGGACATGGCCGGCCGCGAAGGTGACCAGCCCGGTGGCCGGGTCGCACGCGAAGGCGTCGGCGCCGACCTCCCGGCCGGCCACCGCCACCCGGACGCTGCCCGCCACCGGCTTGGCGATGTGCCGGCGATAGGGCGCGAAGCCGGAGCCGTAGGTCTTGATCAGCGGGAAGGACGCGGTGGCGCCGTCGCCGGTGCCGAGCGCCTGGTCGAGGGGGCCGATCGCCCGGCCGGGCGGCCCGGAGCGGAAATCGACCCGGTCGCGGTAGCGGAAGCCGTAGAGCCGGCCGCGCCGCTCCTCGAAGAAGGCCAGCACCGCGTGGAGGGACTCGAGCCCGCGCAGTCCGAACCCGGCATCGTAGCGGCGGCGGGAATCGGCCCAGCGGCCGTTGCGGTGCTCCCGCCCCGAGGCCAGCGTGACGATCTCGGTGAGCCGCTGCGGGCCGCCGCTGCCGCGCAGCGACACGTCGAGGGGAAACAGCACCTCGTGGAAGGCGTCGGCCATGGCGCGATGATCCCGGAGAGGGGGCCGGAGAAGGCACGTCCTCCCGGCCGCCGCCGGCCGGAAAGAGTTTTTTCGGAACGGGCGAAACTTCGGAAATGCCGTTCATCGACAACCGGTCGCGACCGGGCGAAGATCATCGAAGACGACGGATGCTCCTCCGAAGAACCTGATCTCCTGAAGATCTCAGAAGATCTTGCCGGAGAGTCGTGCGTCGTCGGCGAACCACCGAGGAGCCTTACGATGAGCGCCGTCCCGCAGCCGCTGCACCCCAGTCTCGACATCCGCCGGGTCGCCGGCCGCATCGGTGCGGAGATCCGAGGCGTCGCGCTCTCGGGCGATCTCGACGCCGCAACGGTGGCGGCGATCCGCCAGGCGCTGGTCACCCACAAGGTCGTGTTCTTCCGCGACCAGGATCTCGACGAGGCGGGCCAGGAGGCATTCGGCCGGCGGCTCGGCGACCTCGTCCCGCACCCGACCGTCCCGTCGCTCGCCGGCACCGCGGGCGTCCTCGACCTCGACGGCAGCCGGGGCGAGCGGGCGAGTTCCTGGCACACGGACGTGACCTTCGTGCCGGCCTATCCGGCGATCTCGATCCTGCGGGCCGTGACCCTGCCGGACTATGGCGGCGACACCCTTTGGGCCAACACGGCGGCGGCCTATGCGGAGCTGCCCGAGCCCCTGCGGGAGCTGGCCGACCGGCTCTGGGCCCTGCATTCGAACGTCTACGATTACGTGGGCGGGCGCGTGAACGCCCCGGAGGCCGGCCGCCAGCGCTACAACGAGGTGTTCACCCGGACCGTCTACGAGACCGAGCACCCGCTGGTGCACGTGCATCCGGAGACGGGCGAGCGCTCGCTGATCGTCGGGCATTTCATCCAGCGCATCCTCGGCCTCACCACCGCGGATTCGCAGCACCTGCTCGCGATCTTCACCGACCACGCGACCCGGCCCGAGAACACGGTGCGCTGGTCCTGGCGGCTCGGCGACGTGGCGATCTGGGACAACCGGGCGACGGTCCACCGGGCGGTGGACGATTACGGCGACCAGCCCCGGGTTGTCCGCCGCGTCACCATCGAGGGCGTCGCCCCCGTCAGCGTCGACGGACGCCGCAGCCGGGCCCGCGAGGCGGCGGCCAGCAAGGCGGCGTGAGGGGGCTCACGTCGCCCGCTGCCCCCGCGCCACGGCGCGGGCGAGGCTCGCCGTCACCTGGGCTTCGGAGCGGCGGAAGGCGCCGGGGTCCGGGGTGGCGATGTTGACCGTGACGGAGACCGGGCGGGACGCGGCGCCGCCGGCCGCGACGCCGAGGCGGCCGTCCGGGCCGCGGTTGAGCGGCAGGATCGCCTCGGGGCCGGCCTCGCCCATCAGGCCGGTGCCGCCGGCCATCGGGAAATAGGTCGGCGCGGCCACCACACCGCCTGAGGCGAAGGGCTGGACCCGCCCGCCCCGGAGCATCCCGCCCCGGGCGAAGCCGGTCTCGCTTCCGGCGCCGGCGCCGAGCACGGCGTTGACCAGGCCGGTGATGCCGGAGCGGATCGGGCCCGAGGCCGCCCGGGCCGCCGCGCCGGCGAGCTTGCTGCCGATCGTGCCGAGCACGCCGTCGAGGCTGCGCCCCGAGGCGGTGCCCCGGGTGAGCGCCGCATCCAGGCTGCGGCCGAAATTCTTGGCGAGCCGGTCGAGGCTCTCCAGCTGCTTGATCCGGGCGGCATCCTGCGGATCGGGATCAGCGTCGTTCATCGGACGGCCCTCCTGCATGGTGGGTCTCGGCAGGTGCGAAACCCGGGATCCCAAAGGGCTCAGCCCTTTGGCGGGGTGTCGGGGCAGCGTTCCGACGCGGCTCAGCCGCTCGGGCCCGGATCCGGATAGGCGGCGAGAAGGCACTCGAACGCGTCGCGGCTCAGGGGCTCGGGACCGCGTCGACGCCCCAGGGCGGCGGCGAATTCGCGGGGGGTGGCCGCCCAGAAGGCGGCCGGGCTCCAGCCGAGCGCGCCGAGGCCGAGCGCCAGGGCGTCATCCCAGGGAAAGGCGGAAGGGCGAGCCGACGCCGACGCAAAACCGTCGGGCACCGGCTCTACCGAGGGTTTGCGGGGCCCGGCGCCTCCCCGAAGGCGGCGGCGAGCACCTCGCCAAGCGCGGTGGAGACCGCCTCCAGGCCGCCGGCGAGGGGCAGGCGTGCCACCGCGTCGTCGTCGAGGGCGTGGCCGCCGCCGCGCAGGGCCGCGCCCAGCAGGGCGATCAGGTCCCGGGCCGAGACCCGGCCGCCGTCGAAGCGCTCGGCCAGGCCGACGAGGTCGCCGGCCTGGAGTGCCCCTTCCAGCTCGGCCAGCGCGCCGAGCGTCAGGCACAGGGTGTAGCGCCGGCCGGCGAGCTGGAGCGGCACCTCGCCGCGGATCCGGTTGGCCATGGCTCAGGCCGCCGCGAAGGCGAGCACGCCCGCCGAGTCGAGGCTGATGTCGAAGGTGACCTCGCCGGCATGGTCGCCCCGGTATTCGAGGCTCGCGATCTGGAACGGCCCCTCCAGGGTCCCGAAAGCCGGCACGACCACCTGGAAGGTCTCGATCGCGCCCTCGAAGAAGATCAGCCGCAGCCGCAGGTCCGAGGCCTGGTCGCGGAACACACCGGAGCCGGCGATCGCGGCCCGGCGCACGCCGGCACCGGCCAGCAGCTCGCGCCAGCGGCCGGTGGAATCGGCGTTGGTGACGTCCACGGTCTCGGCGTTGAGGGTGATCTGCCGCGTGCGCAGGCCTGCCACCGCCAGAAAGCCGCCCGCGCCGTCGCCGGCCCGGAGCAGCAGGTCCTTGCCCTTCTGTGCGCCCATCGGGCCCTCCTCTCACTGGGTTTCGGTGACGGCCTCGAGCGTCAGGGTGGCGCGGGCCTCGCCGGTGCGGGCGTCGCGGGTCGCCTTGATCGCCCGCACCCGCAGGGTGACGAGGCGGCAGCCCTGGAGCGGCAGGGCGGCGTCCGTGAGGAGCGCGGCCATACGCGCGGCGGCGTCGAGCGCGGTGCGGACCGAGCCGGGCTTGGCGATCACCGCGATGGCGTGGCTGTGGCGATGGCGCTCGGCGCCGTCGACGGAATCGTCCAGGATCTCGGCCTCGCCGAACAGGGCGTAGACCGGCACCGAACCCCGGGGCGGCTCGTCGTGGAGCTGGACCTTGCCGCCGAGCAGGGCCGCGAGGGCGGCGTCGCCGGACAAGCGGGCGATCAGGCCGGCCCGTAGGGCCAGGAGCGGGCTCGGGTCGCTCACGACGCGCTCTCCCGGACCAGTTCCTCGACATGGCAGACCAGGTCGCGGCCCTTCGCGTCGGGCTCGCTGACCGCGCGGATCGCGAAGCGGCGGGGGCCGGCGGCGAGCCGCATGGTCGGGTCGAGGGCGACCCGGGCGCGCAGGGTGACGCGATATCCGGGCAGCGTGTCGGTCCGGCCGCCCTCCGGACGGTCGGCGAGGCCGGAGGGGGCGATCGCGCCCCACAGGACCGGGCCGGCCACGTAGCGGCGCAGCACGCCCCCGAAGCCGTCGGGCTGCTCCAGGGGACGTTCGAGCACGAAGCGGCGGCGCCGGGCACCGAGCGGCGGATGATGCGGGTTGGTCGCCATCGGCGAAGCTCCGGTCGGGCGCCATCGGAGGGGAAGCCGGCTCACAGGCGCATCCGGCGGAAGGGCGCGGCGAGGTCGGCGGCGTCGGTGCGGGCGGCATCGGGCTCGTCGCCCCGATGCTCGTAGCGGGCGGCGGCGAGCCGCAGGATCGCGAGCCGGAGCGGCGCCGGCAGCGGCGGCCCGTCGCCCCCGAACCCGGCCGCGACCTCGATCAGGATCGTGCGGCCGGCCGGGTCCGGCACCGCGGGGTCGATCAGCAGGCCCGGCGCCTCGATCGGGTCGGGTCCGAGCCGGACGAGGCCGGCGGCGAGCGTGGTGACGCCCTTGGCGTCGGACAGCCCGGCGCGGACCAAAGCCACCAGCGGGCTCAGCGGCAGGGCCAGCCGGCCGTTCGCGGGCCAGGCATCGAGGGCGATCCGATAGCGGCCCGGCACCAGGATCCGGCGCGCCTCGATCTCCAGGTTCGCCCGGGCGGCGGTGATCAGGGCCGCGAGCAAGTCATCCTCGGTTCCGCCGTCGTCGGAATCGAGCCGCAGATAGGCGCGCAGCTCCGCCACGCTCACCGGCTCGACCACGGCCTCGTCGGCGCGTATCGGGATCATCGCGTTGCCCCCTTGCTGGATGTCTCGAATGCCGGTCCCGAAGCGCCGCCGGGCGGCCCTCACCGTCCTGGCGGCGGCCCTGTCGCTCGCGGGCCGTCCGGCCAGCGCGATCGTGGGCGGCGCGGAGGCGCCGGCCGGCGGGGCCGTGATGGTCCTGTCGTCGAATGGCGGCGTCTGCACCGGCCTGGTGCTCGCCCCCGATACGGTGCTGACCGCCGGCCATTGCGTCGCCGCCGGGCGGGAGCACCGGGTCCATTTTCGCGATGACGCGGGGGCGCCGGTCCTGATCGAGGTCTCGGGCCGCGCGATGCATCCGGGCTACGATGCCGGTGCTGCCTCCGGCCGGCGCAAATCCATCGACCTCGCGCTCCTGCGCACCGCGACGCCGCTGCCGTCGCGCTTCGCCCCGGTCACCTTGAGCGCCGCCCTCCCCCGGGCCGGCGAGCGCCTGACCCTGGCGGGCTACGGCGCGGCCAGAGCGGGCGACCCGCGCTCGACCGGCACCTATCGCAGCGTCGGCCTGCCGGTGATCGAGCCGTACGGGCCGAGCCGGATCCTGGTCTGGCTCAAGGGCGACGCGGCCGGCGGCTGCCAGGGCGATTCCGGCGGCCCGATCACCGGCCCGGACGGCGCCGTGCTGGCGCTCGCCGCCTGGATCGGCGGGACCTGCGGCGGCCTCACCCAGGGGGTTCTGGTGGGGCCCCAGCGCGGCTGGATCGACCGGGTGCTGGATGGATGGGGCCGCAGCGCGCGCTGGGGCGGCTGACGGGCCGTCACCGGGTGAGGCGATAGCCAGAGCGCAGCCGAATGATGGTCCATCCCGCTCCGGGTCGCTTCACGCACGCCGCCATGGCGAGCGCAGAGACGGAAGACCCGTCAAACAGGCCGTTCGGGCCGTCTTCTCCCCCATCATCGCCCGGCCGGTTCGGAACCGCAGCTTGGCCGGGTCATTGCCTTGCTCTAGGCTCCCTCAGCGCCGCGCCCTCGCCGCTGCGTCCCCCCTTGCGCCGTGAGCGCCCCCGGAGTGTCCGATGTCCCGTCGCCCGATGCGCAAGGCCGGCCCCCGTGAGCGTCTGCGCGGCCTGGGGCTCGGAGCCGGGCTTCTCGGCAGCGCCCTGCTCGGCGCCCTGGCCGGCCTGATGCCGGCCCCGGCGGCCGCGGTGATCAACGGCACCACCACGCGCGATCCCGACGGCGCGCGCAGCTTCGCGGTCCGCATCGAGAGCACGGAGGGCGAGATCTGCTCGGGCACCCTCATCGCCCAGGATCTCGTGCTCACCGCCGCCCATTGCGTGATGCGCCCGGCCGGCTACACGATCATCAGCGTCGACCGGGGCTTCCGCCAGCGCCGCACCCAGGTCATCGCCGCGACCATGCACCCGGATTTCGTGCCCGGCACGACGCCCGAGGACCAGCCCGGCGTCGACCTGGCCCTGCTCAAGCTCGAGGCGCCGCTCGGCGCCGACTACGTCCCGCTCGATCCCCGCGGCGCCGCCTCGATCGATACCGGCGCGGCGGTGGACATCGCCGGCTTCGGCGTCGTGGCCGAGAACCGGCGCGACACGGCCCGCACCCTGCGGCTCGCGCATCTCGTGTCGATCGGCTCGCTGCAGGTCGCCAACCGGGTGACCGTGGTGACCGACCGGCGGCGCATGGCCGAGACCTCGGGCGCCGGCGCGTGCCTGGGCGATTCCGGCGGCCCGATCCTGGTCGGCGGCCCCGGCGGCTACCGGATCGTCGGCGTGGTCAGCTGGTCGAGCGGCGCCCTGCAGCAGGGTGCCCGTCGGACCGCCTGCGGCGGCTTCACCGCGGTGACGCCGGTGGCCGAGCATACCGGCTGGATCGCAACCCGGTCGGCGGAACTCTCGCGGATCCCGGTCGGCGAGGCCCTGCCCCGGGGCAACCGCTCCGACTGGATGGCCAAGCCCGGCCGGCGTCGCTGAGCCGCGCCCGCAGGCCGTCGGGACCAGACGACGCGCCCGGACGTGTCGGCGCCGCTCGGAACACCGGACCCGCTGTCGCGTTTGTGCAACGCAATCGCGTTAGGCGAAGATTCGCGGCCGTATCGGCATGTTCGCGACCGTCCGCACGCAAATTTACGGAGCAGATTTCATGGCTGAGACCGGCAAGGGCAATACCGTCCGCTCGCACAAGACCCGTAACAACACCGACTCGAACGCCAAGCAGGTCTCGGTCGAGGCCCTGAACGCCCGGCTGGCGGACGGCATCGACCTCGCCCTGGCCATCAAGCAGGCGCATTGGAATCTGAAGGGCCCGCAGTTCATCGGCATCCACGAGATGCTCGACGGCTTCCGCACTGAGCTCGACGACTTCAACGACAAGGTCGCGGAGCGCGCGGTGCAGCTCGGCGCCACGGCGTTCGGCTCGACCCAGGCGGTCGCCGCGAAGACCAAGCTGCCGGCCTACCCCACCGACATCTACGCCATCGCCGACCACGTCGCGGCGCTGATCGACAGCTACGCCGCCTACGCCAACGCGGTGCGCGAGAACATCGACGAGACCGACGAGGCCGGCGATGACGGCACGTCCGACCTGTTCACCGAGATCTCGCGGGCGGTCGACAAGCACCTCTGGTTCCTCGAGGCCCACGTCCAGGAGCCGACCGGCACCCTGCGCGACGGTAACGAGGGCCGCTGAGCCCAGCTCGCCGACCTCTGGTCTGAAGCGCTAGGACATCGATCGCCCTCCCCGCTCGCGGGGAGGGCGATCGCGTTTGGATAGGTCGTTTCCCCAAGGGCTTGAGGGTTTTCTCGCCGCCCGCTGCACCTCACCGTCATCCCGGGGCCGCGAAGCGGAGCCCGGGATCCAGACACGTCGGTGCAGCAAGGTCCTGCACCGACGGCGGTTCTGGGTTCCGGGTTCGCCCGCGGCGCCCCGGAATGACAGGGTGATTTATACGGCCGCTCTGAGCGCTCTTGCGCCGTCTGAAGACGGGAAGCCGGCCCGGATGTCAGAGGCGACCGGGCCGACGCTCCAAAACCAGCCTCACCCGAACTTCAGCACCAAGCTCGGATGTTGCCCTTCCGTCACTAAGCATTTGTGATATAATCCGGATGTCGCCGTAAACCGGTATACATTTTGGGTAACAGGCCATGCCGCAGGGCCGCCGCGTAAGGCGCTACGCCGGGCGAAAAGATTCGTCCGTCGCTCAGCTGCTGGACCGGGTTCCCCGCGATGCCGCGCCCGCCCTCAAAGGCAAGAAGATCACGCTGATCCTGCCGGCCGCTGGCGCCGACGATGAGGTCTCCGTCACGTTCACCCTCGGGACCTTTGCCAAGCTCAGCCTGAAGACACGAGATGCAGGGACCGCTGAGATCCGCCGCGCTGCTGTTCGCGCCGAGCTGCTTCAGCTCTACGACGCGACAAGACGTGGTCCGGTCCGCCTGACGAAGCGCCAGATTGATGCCTTGGCCGGGGAGGTCTACCGGCATCTCATTCGCGAATGGGGTGACGATCCCGGGACGCCGGAGCGGTGGGAGGCATGGAAGTCCTTCACGAGGGCGTGTTGGGAGGGCCGAATCCCAGGTGCCGAGCCGATCCAACCCGGCATGAGCGAAGAACAGGCCGCCGCACGCGCGATCTTCGGGGAGGATCTCACCGTCGGCATCAACGCCTTACCCCGGACCTACGAGAACGAAGCGATCGAGCAGCGATGCGGGCGGCTCGCGCATTTCATTCTGGATCAGAAGCGCATCTTACTTGCCCCCGAGCAGCGGCTTCTGCTCCTACAGCAGATCGCCCGAGCTGCCCTGCAGGCGGGCTGGCAGCTTAAGCGGCACGCCCAAGGCGACTGGCGCCCCGATCCAGATGCAGCCCGGTTTCCGGCGTACGAGGAGCCCAAGCCCCCGGCCGTGACGTTCGACATAGTCTACGAGGTATGGTGCCAGAACGAGAACCCGGCTCCATCGTCTCGAAAGAATCGGAAGACTCTGCTCGCCTCGTTCGCCCGGAGTCTCGGTCACACCGACATGGCTCGGGTCACTGAGGAGGATGTCCTCAAGTGGCGGGCCGTGATGCTCAAGGATGGCCGCGCACCATCGACCGTGAAGGTCGCACTCGACAACGCCAAGGCGCATTTTGCCTACGCGCGCGGACATCGGATGATTCCGGCCAACCCGTTCCTGGAACTGAAACTGACCATCAAGGCAGAAAACCACCCGGCCAAGACCGAGGCGATGGTCGGCTACAGCCTCGACGAGATCGCCCGGCTGCTGCGCCTCTCGACCCAACAGAAGTCGATGAGCCGGCGCTGGCTGCCGCTACTCTCGGCCACGACTGGCGCCCGGATCTCGGAGCTGGCTCAGCTATGGGGCAGCCGCGTCGTAGAGATCGAGGGAATCTGGACCCTGCTGATCCGCCCCGCCGAGGATGGGGGCAGATTGAAAAATCGCTACGCCATCCGGGACGTGCCCCTGCACCCGGCGGTGATTGAGGCCGGTTTCTTGGACTTCGTTCGGTCGCGCGGATCCGGGCCGTTGTTCTACGATAAGATCACCGACGGCGCCGACCCGAACCGTAAGCACGTCTCAACGTGGGTTGGCAGCGCCCTCGGTACCTGGATCCGCGCACAGGGTTTTGCCGATCGGACCAAGGCGCCGAACCACGCATGCCGCCATTTTTTCAAGACCGTCGCGCACAAGGTCGGGGTCGACCCGATCGTCGCGAATTTCCTTCAGGGTCACCGGACCCCAGGCGAGGCGACCCGGTATCGGCACGTCGGTGAAGACCGGGCCGGCCTGTATCGAGCCGTGTGTGCGATCCCGATCCGCGACGCGCTGGCCCTCAATGAACCGCAGCGCCTGCCGCAGCCCGAGACGGCCGTCGACCTAGAGCCAGCCGACCTATGACCTTAGGCCGTCAGACCTGAGCAAACCGCCCTGATGGTCTCTGGCGAGACGCCGGCCAGCGTCGCCAGAGCACGCAGGCTCAACCCCCTGATTCGCCGGGTCCGACAGGATGGCGACGACCTTCGTTCTCTTGGTCTGCCGGGATCCGCCACCTGTCCACTTTTGATCTTGAACGGGTCTCTGGCCACCGGACCTGAAGACGACCCGGTGGCTGCCAGCTCGGCCCTGAGCGCTACGATATCGGCTTCCAGACCCTCGACGCGGTCTCGCAGCATGTCCGATTCCAACCCGACCACGGGTGCCTCAGGCTAGACAGGCTCAACCGGTGCAGAAGGTGCAGGCTTGGGAACATAGCGGCAACCAGGATCGGTCTCGCTTCCAGTTCCGCCGCCCCCTCCTCGAACTAGACACCGGCTTGCGACGCCATCGCTCGCGCTACAGGCATCGCCCGATCGCGTTGTTGAGCGCCGTCTGGTTGGGTGGTTGGCCTCGCTCGGGCTCTCTTCAGCAGGCGGCGGAACCCGATTTCGTCGAAGGGCCTGGGCGTGTCGACATCCCAGATTTGGACATCGCAACTGGACAAACAAAGGATGCATTAAACGCACACCTGACATGCGCTTTTGAATATTAATCGGGCGATCGTGGCCAAATGCGCTGCCGTAATAGTTGCCAACCCTAAACGCAAATAGCTCTCCGGTTAGTGTTGAATCGCCTGTATCACGGCCAACTCGGTCGTCCTGGCCATTGTGGCTTCTTGCAACGCATTGAGCGCTGGAACATCTTCATCGACATCGCAGCGGGCGTCGTAAATCGACTCCCACCGAAACATCCCGATGAAGAGGTCAAAGTTATGCTTCCGATCACACCGGATGAGCAGCGCCGCTTGCTCAATTTGAGGGCCAGGGCGCGGCGACGGGGAATATTGGTGAAGTCGAGCGCGAAGCCGCTGAGCGAGAAGAACCGTGGCGGCCTCATGATCACGGATGCGATCAAGCAGGTTGTGGTGGCCGGACCTACCTTCAACCTCACCATCGACGCGGCTGAACGGCTTTACGACAAGTACTTCGCCGAGGAAGAGGCCAAGATCGTCGCCGACGCGAGTGCCCTCATCCGCTGAACCACCCCGACCACGAACTATCCACGCCTATCAGCACAACCTAAGGGTGAATGTAATGTCTAAGCGCAACTTCATGGCTAAGCTTCTGGCGACGACGGATCACGGTGCCGGTGAGCTGCACGACGACGACAAGCTTTACGTCGACCGCTTGATCGCTGCGAAGCCCGACCAGTCGCCGTCGCGGATGTTCGACGACTTGATTAGCCGGATAGATGGCTTGGCCGATTTCCGCAGCACCGTCGCTCCTGACCTCACCGACCGCCGCGCCTACTTCCGGAAACTCCTGAGCCACGCGATCGAGGTCGACGAGACTCACGATGATGCTCGGAAGGCTCGAGAAGCCGAGCGCCGGGCACTGACCGCCGACGCCGCCAACCTGACGCTCGACTCCGATATCCCGTTTTGAGCCTCTGACGCGATAGCGGCCGACCTGGGCTGCAACCCGGGCCGGCCGTGTGAGACCCGCGAGTCAACGCGGACCCAGAAATCCACACGTAGGACCATGTAGATGTCGAAGCATACTCCGATTCCGACCGAAATGCAGCCTCTCGCCGTTCTGGGTGAGGCGGGACCGCAGAAGATGTCGAGTCAGGAAATTGCCGACCTGACCGGCAAGACCCTCAAGAACGTCATCCGCGACGTGAAGCGCATGGCAAAGCTTCTCTATGGAGATGGATCAGATTTGATCCATCTTACCGCGCCGTCCGTTCCCGGCGTTACCGTCGAGCGCGATGGCCGGGGGTACGTGACCCAGGTCCATCTGGACCGCGATCACACGATGACGGTCATCACGGGTTACAACGTGGCGCTCCGTCACCGGATCATGCGGCGCTGGGCGGAGCTAGAGCGTGCGGCTGCCGTGCCCGTGCCGGCTGCGATCCCTAGCACATACGCCGAAGCCCTGCGCCTTGCCGCAGATGCCTCTGAGGAAGCCGAGCGTCAGCGTGCCCTGGCAGACGATCGTCAGCGGGTGATCGAAGCCCAGGCGCCTGCCGTAGCCGTGGTTGAGCGCATCCGAGCATCTGACGCTACCTTGTCCGTCACCGAAGCGGCGAAAATGCTCAAGGTTCAGACTAAGCCGCTGTTCACCTTCATGCAGGAGCGAGGTTGGATTTTCCGCAAGGGGGGTCATGGCCGTTGGCAGGGGTCAGCCAAGGTCCTCGCTCAGGGCTTGTTGGTGCATGATGGGTTCCCGGTCATGACCGCTGCTGGTCCCGTCGAAGCGTACACGGTCAGGGTCACGCCCAAAGGTATCGCCCGGCTCGCCGCGCTTCTCGTCGGCGTACAGCTCGATCTCGGACTTGCTGCCGAGGGTGGCTCCGATGCCGCCTAACGCTGATCAGGCCGATCACGACAACCTGATGACCCGGCTTCTCTGCGACGCCCTGGACGGCGCTGACACCGACCCCACCCGCTTGTCCCTGATGACCCGGCTGTTCCTGCTGACCCCCGACGCCGACCGTGACCATGATCTCGCGCGGCTGCGGCAGTCCGGCCCCTCGGTTGTGGTTGCCCTCTAGGGTATTCCGACCCTATAATTCACGGTTAGACTCTACAAATTCGGCCGGGGTTGACATTTCCGGGAATTTGTGCTAGGGTTTATATACACTCGGGATGTAGTGGTCATAGCGAAGGGGCGTCGTTCTCAACGGGGGCGGCGCCCTTTGCACGTCTGTATGCCTTCCCGACAAACGAGGGAGGAAATGGAATGGCCATCGTCCTGATGAGCCTTGGAAACAATTGCTTTTACGTGCCGATGATCGACGTGGAGTCGCCCGGCTACGAGACCTTAAGCCGAGACTCGTCCTACTCTTGGGTGCCGCAAGGCCGCCTAAACGCGCCGATCGCCATGCAATATGTAGGACCCGGCCAAGATATCATCGTGATTGAGGGCCGTTGCTTCCCTCATTTCTTTGGGGGTCTCGCCACGCTTGAGGCCATCCGCCAGTCCGCAGCCGCCGGCAAGCCGCAAACGCTTATTCGGTACCATCCAGCCGAGAGCGCGGACGGCACGCGAGTCCAGGGCATCGCGGCGCAGATCGTTGGCGAGTTCGTGGTGACGCGCGTCCGCCAGGGCGAAAAACACATCTCCGGCGCCGGCAGCGCACACCAGGTGGATTTCAGTATCGAGCTGGCCGCCTACGGCGCGGATACGCCGCTCCTATCCGGTGGCGTCGCCCAGGGTGGCACGTCCAGCACGGTCACGACCCAGAACACCCAGGCGCAGGCGGCTCAATCCACGCCTGCCCCCCTCAACTCAAGCGGCGCCCAAGGCTCCTATCCGCCGGGCGGCGCCTGATCGTTCAAAGCAACCCACCACATCAAGGAAGTAACCATGCCTGACCATAGCGGCCGTCCCAAGCAGTATGACGGCAAGACCGCCGAAATCAAGTTCAAGATCGGCGAGAACTATTACACCGATGTACAGCGCTACGCCCGAGACCACGGTCTGTCCGTGCCGTTTTACGTGGCGATGATGATCCACAGCCACGTGAACAAGGTGCGCCGCGCCGAGAAGAACGAAGCCGACGGGAGCGAGTGATGAACCTCGAAGCATACGCCCGCAAGCTCCTACGCGCCGAGCTGGCCGCCAGGGGTGCCCGCGATATCGATGCTGCGGAAGCCGCCATTGCTCCCCGACTCCGCTTCGACCCCGAGACCGGCGACCACGTTGCGATCGACCTGATTAGCAGCAAGCCCGGACACCCGAATATGGAGTTGTCAGAATTCCTGGCCGTAACGATGAAGTCTAACCCAGAGTTGTTCGGTGGTCAGAGCGTTCCGCCTGGAAAGGTAGGACAGCCCCCGACACGCAATCCTTTCAAGAAGGGCATGGACTTCAACATGACCCTGGCAATGAAACTCTACCGCGAAGACCCTGCAACGGCGATTGAGCTTGCGCGGGATGCCGGTTTTGATCTTGAGGTAAAGTGATGATCTTCCATCCCCCGATGGGCAAGTGGCGCGAGCGCCGAGCCGATAATGAGGCGCGCCGTCAACATCGTGACGACGATTACAACGACTCCGAGCTTGCCCAGGTCAGGGCCGCCCGCAAAGCCCACTACGCTGAGCTAGACCGTCTCGGCCAGATCGAAGCCGACAAGCGGGCCGCCGAGGCTCTTAAGCTCCGGGTGTCCTGCCCTTGCTGCGCTGGTAGCGCTGACGGTGTTCTCGCCACCCACGCCGAGCTGATCATCCGCGCCGTGGCCGCGCTTGGCGAGGGCACCCGTTCCGATGATTGGAACATGCGCCGCCTGCATATGATCGCCGTTGGCGCCGACGACGGCCACCTGATCATCCCGGCTTCACTGAGCTACCCCAAGCCGATCGCCAAGCCTGCCGACACTGCGGCCGAGACCGTGGTCGAGCCGGCGAAGGTCACGCCCAAGACCGAACCGCTGATCCCGTCCAAGCGCAAGCGAGCGCTAACCCCGGCCGAAGCTCACGCCGAAGCTGACGGCGCCGTGATCGAGGACGATTGAGGATGAACACGTTCATCCCGCACACGATCACCAAGTATTACGAACGTCTCGATCAGATCTGTGTCCGCCGCTACGGCTCAAGCGCCGATGACGTTGTGGTGCACGTCCTCAACGCCAATCCCGGACTCGAGAAGTACGATATTCTCCTGCCGGATGGCTTGAAGATCTTGCTCCCCGACCTCCCCGCATCGGCCGTCACGACGACTGTTCGCGAGAACACTTATCTTTGGAATTGAACCATGCCCGATGCCGGATACACCCCAATATTTGAAATCTGGAAGGGCGGCGAGAATATAACTGCCAACTTCAACAATCGCGCAACATCGATCCAAGTGGATCTGGCGTCCGGTGGCGGTGCTGCCGATACATGTGCCATTACGGTGGATGACCGTGATTGGCTCATTGCTACGCCTCAGGTTGCGGACGCCCTTGAGGTTTATCTTGGATACAAGGAAGTTGGCTTAGCAAAAATCGGGGTATTCCAGATCGACCGCGTTGTATTCGCCGGTCCTCCCAAGACGATCAGCATCCACGGCACCGGGGCCTCGTTCTCGGGCGATATCAAATCGATGGTCACCCAGAACTTCGAGAAGAAAAACTTTGGCGATATCGTCAAAGAGCTGTTGAAGGGCACGGACTACAGCGCCAACATCGATAGCGCGTTATCCTCGATCCAGTTCCCGTATATGAACGTCGCCGGGCAATCGCCCATGGCCGCTATCGAGAGTCTCGCCAACACTTATGGGGGCATTCTCAAGATCAACGACGGCAAGGTGACGATCGCCAAGCGAGACGGAAACTCCACTGCATCCGGTCAAAATATGGGCTCGTTCGTATTGAACCCGACCCACTTTGCCGAATGGTCGGTCGAACACCTCAACCGCCACCAATTCGACAAGGTGACGGCTTCCTGGCGAGACCCGGATACCAACACTGAGAAGACTGAGTCGGCCGAGACCAAATCCAGCGGGTTCCTGAATGCTAACGGCGAGTCGGCCGGTGGTGATCAGACGTTCAAGATCAAGAACCTGTTCCAGAGCAAAGAACTGGCCCAGGCTGCGGCTACGGCCAAGCAAGCCGAGTTGGATGACATGGCCGGGCAAGGTAATTTCCGGCTGGTCCAGGGCGATCCGTGGATACGAGACTCGGTTCGATTGGTCCTCACCGGTTTTCGGACCGGGATCGATGGCCGTTACACCACCGATCTAGTCCGGCACGTCTACACTAAAGAGGGCGCGTTACAGACGTTCATCGTCACAAAGCCTCCGAACACCGGGGACACGGCCAGCGACTCGGACATTCAAGGATCTATCACGGTTCCCGATGGTTCCGTTGCCGGTGCTGCCCTGCCGCCTAGTGGTCCTGACGGTCAACCGGCCGCTCAAGGTCAGTATGGCCCTGGAATATAAATAGCTGACCACCGCCAGATACAACGCTGATACGGTCGCTCACAGCTCAATATACGCAACCTTTTCGCCAACATTAAACCCAGCATTTGCCGGGCGCTTTGTGTTGGCTATCACAACTATAACATTGGAAACAACACGCCATGTCGAAGCATAACACGGTTGAAATCGAGTCCGGTCCCAAGCGGTTCGATCTGGTCAAGCCTTATGAATACCGGGGCCAGCGTTACGACATGTTCGTGGCGCGCGAGCCGAAGGTGCGAGATCTGCGCCGGTTCCTCAAGGTGGCCGAGTCGGACTCCATCCATGCTATTCAGGTCACACTAGCCGATCTGTGCGGTGTAGACGAGCCCGTGATTGGCGAAGCTTCGATCAAGGACTTTGGCGTCATGCGGAAGTGGTTCGAGGATTTTTTGCAAGATCTGATCCCCGACTCCGAGAAGTAATGATTGACGCTTTCAGGCTGATAGAGCGATACAATTGGACATTGGGCGATATTGAAGCGCTGGACTGGTCCGATTATTGCGCTATATCTGACGGCGCCAAGCTTATGTTCGAGCGAGAGCAGAAAGCCTATGAGGCTGCGATGAAGGGACGCTAGCCTCCGAGGGCCGCCGATCCCCTTCAACATTGGCAGGGATACATAGGGGAGTAGAGAACCCTTCCCTACCAAGACACAGGGGCACGAACGCACGGCTCCCGCACTCACAGGCCAGCCCGAGCCCTACAGGATGACCCCTCTACAGGGTGTAGATCGATGATGCCGGCCCGATCCTGTGTCGAGCACAGATAGGCGATATCCTGCCGTTCCGATCCCTTAGACGAACAAAAGATGATTTATATTTCCGAGCCTCGATTTACGATGCCGGAACACGAATAGCCCCCGATCCTCACGGATGGGAGCTTGCGCCGGCCGGGTCTTGCCTAGGAGGGTATCCGGCCGGTGCCCTAGACCGTCATGTTGGCTTGGTCGGGTCCTCGTTCAAGCCGCTCGCTTGAGGATGCGGCTCACCTGCATAGCAGCCCAGGCGCCGCCACGGGCCGTCTGCACGTTCCGGGCATTCAGCTCAGCCGCGATACCCTCTAACGCGGTGATGCCCTGGCGCTGGATAGCCTCGATCACCGGGAGCACGTTACGGGCGAAGGCGTCGGCACCCACCTTGTTGCTCGCCGCACCCTTTACTGAGGCATCGGCCAGATTGGTCCGGTTCCCGAGCTGCACGCCCTGCGCTTTCTTGGCCGCCAGCGCCACCTTGGTACGGTGCGAAATCATCGCCCGCTCTTTCTCGGCCAACGCCGCATAGATATGCAGCATGAACGGGTCCGCGTCCGGGCCTAGCTCGGTGACGATGAACGGGACACGCTGTGCCATGAGCCCAGCGATGAACGCCACGTCGCGGCTCAGCCTGTCCAGCTTGGACACGACCACCGCACACTTGAGCTTGCGAGCCTGAGAGAGAGCGGCGGCGAGCTGCGGGCGACGGTCCAGTGCGTCGGCACCCTTGGCCGTCTCGATCTCCTGATACTCCCGCACGATCTCAAAGCCGTTGGCCGTGGCGAACGCCTGGATAGCGGAGCGCTGAGCGTCGAGACCCAAACCTGACTTGCCCTGCCGGTCGGTGGAGACCCGAACGTAGGCGATCAGCGGACGAAGGGTGTTGCCGGTGACGTTCATGGCGACTCGATCCGTCTCGGCCTGTCTGACTAACAAGATCATACGTGCGTTTGGAGTTGTTAGGCAAGCGCTGATTTGCGTGCGCCGAAGATTTTTTTCGACCCTGCCAAGGTATTGCGACGCACAATCGATAGCCCACCACGTTTGGCTAGCGATCAATCCGCGGCGTCGGACAAGAACCGTGCCAGAAAAACGCTGATCCCTCTTTTTTGTGACAGACAAGGGGGTGGGTTAGCAGACCCCTATATGCTGCATACCAATTTTCGCTCGTATTAACGGGCCACCACCTCACCACATCCCAACAATTTGCACCACATGACGCGCCCATGACCGGCGCGAATGCTTGGCGTGCGCAATCCCGAGACACCACTTCATGACCACGGACCGAATTGGCTTAGAAGTAGGGGTATACGTTACCTCGACAGGCCAGGAAAAGCTCACCGACCTCGAAAAGCTCCTCGCTCGCATCAAGGCCGCTCAGGACAAATACAGCTCTAGTCTTGGAAGGGGGTCTAATCAGCAGGCCAAGGCCGCCAGGGACGCCCTAGACATTGACCGGGACCGCTACCGCGTCCTGCGGATGCAGATGGGCTACCAAGCCCGCGAACGGCGCGATCAGGACCGCGAGGAACAGCGCGGCATCCGTGAAGCCGGTCGACTCCGCGCTCAGGAACACCGTCGTGCCCTGTCGGAAGCTAGAGAACTAGAGAGCGCCAAGGACAAGGCTCGCACTAGCGTTGGCCGGGGCCTGTCTCAGGCTGGCGGTGGCGCTAGGCGGCTGGCGACCACGGGAGCCGTAGCGGCGGCTGCGGCCACCGCAGTGACACAACGCACCGTCGATACGCTCACCCGGTCGGCTGTGACGATTGACGACGCGATCACGCAAGCACAAATCCATGTGTTTGGTGATCAGGACACGGCTACATCCCGTAAGTCGGCGGAAGATCTTCGCAAGCGATTGATGCCGGTTGCGTCTCGACTTGGCACGCGCACCGCTGATCTTATGAAGGCCACGGTTGAGGCTGCGCAGGCTGGCGTCGCCGATGACCTTCTCGATATCACGGTGGAACAGGGCACGAAATACGCGAAGCTCAACAAGCTTGAGGTGCCAGACGTTCTTGAGCAATCCGGTTACGCCCTCAACGGACTCAAGGCGTTCGGCAAGGTCACAGCCGATACCGTCAAATCCTACTTTGACGAAACCTCCTACCTGATCGCCACGACATCGGCCAACCGCAAGGAATTGCTTTCGTTCACCAAGACGGGTCTGTCATCCGGCGCATCGGTCGGCATGAACATGGAGCAAACTCTTGCCTTCGGTGGCGCCGTGACTGCGGCTGGTGGCGAAGGTCAACAAGCATCCCGGATGCTCTCCACACAGGGCACCCGTGTTGCGGACTGGCGGATTAAAGGCCGGAACATCGTCGGCAAGCATCACCGCAGTGCAGAGGACCGGCAGTTTCTCGATGCCGTGCAGATCCTCGGATACCGCGACTCCGACTCCATGGCGGATGCGTTCTCGAAGGATTTCTTCGGAAGCCTCGTCAACGCCCAGGATAAGCTAAAGAGCATCTCGGATCCGCTGAAGCGCAAGAGCATCACCGGCCAGTTGTTCGGCAAAGAGTTCGGCGCCCTCATCGACTCGATGATCATGGGCGGGAACATGCGGGACTTCCACGATAAGCTCGGATCAGCCGGCGGCTACCTCAACAAGTCATGGGCCAAGTTCACCGGGAACCTTGGGTTCATCCTCGACAAAATCGGGGTGGTGTTGGGGAACCTCACCGAGACGATGGGCCTAGCGCTCAAGCCGCTCTGGTCGGAAGTCTCTGATTTCGTTGACCGTTTTAAGGGTTTCGACCGTGCCGGTGATGCGGTTCGATCCTTTACGGATGGAATGCTCAGAGGGTTCGGCGCCGACTCTGTGACAACGCTCCTGACGCGCATCGTTGGCGACCCTGCCAAGTTCCAGCTCGACCTGCGCACCGTGTTCTCAGCGGGCAAGGGATTTGCCGAGGGCGTCTCCGCCGTAGCCTCCGGGGTGAAGGCGCTGTTCTCCGCGTTCGCTGGTCCCGGTGCCGACGCCCAGGCCATGGGGAAGCTGGCCGGCGAAGTCATCGCCCTGTCGGCGGCCCTGACGGTCATGGCGCCTGCCTTGGTCACGCTGGCCTCGCTCACGGCGATCATCGGCGGCTTAGGCCGTGCGGCTGTTGGGGTTGCCGGTCTTGTCGGTGGTGGCGCTGCGGCTGGCACTGCTGCGGGTGGTCTCGCCGCTGGTGCTGGTGCGGGAGCTGCGGGTGCTGCGGCTGGTGCTGCCGGTGGTGTTGCGGGCGCCGCAGGTATCGCGGCGCTGGCCCTGGCCGTGCGGGCGGCGACATCCTACGGCGCTGACAAGCTCGACGGGGTTCTCGGGACGAACAAGGACTCCGCGCTCTCGGCCTCCGGGGTGCAGCGGTTCGCCTTTAAGCCCGGTGGTGCCCTCGGATACGTCTATGATTGGCTGACCTCCGAGAAAAAACCCGACCAAGGCCAAGACGGTCATTGGGCGGACGTTGGCGAGTCCAAGCGGCTGGCGGACATGCGCCGTTCCCTGGACAAGAACACCGCCGCGGTCACTAAAAACACCGAGGCGACCAAGGACGAAGCCCGCAAGGCGTCTGAGAGCAATGCGAGAGAGCTACAGGCCGCAGAAACCAAGCGGCTTAACGAGCTGACGGCGATCAGAAACCCGGCGATGTCCGGTACGGTCGGCGGTGGCGGGTCCTCTGCGGATGCACTGCGCGCCCGCGGCTTCAACGTCATCGGTCCCGGTGGTGGCGGTGGCGGTGGTCCCCCCCAGGCGCAGGGCGGGTCCGGCGGATCGGACACGGCGTCGCCTGACCAAAAGTCGGGCGGCAGTAGATCTTGGCGAAACAACAATCCGGGCAATCTTGAATATGGCCCCTTCGCTAAATCGATGGGTGCGATTGGGTCAGACGGCCGTTTCGCTAAGTTTCCCACGTATGAAGCCGGACGTAAAGCTCAGGAAAAGCTTCTGTTCGACTCCAAGGGTTACAAAGATCTTACGCTGAGCCAAGCAATACGTCGTTGGGCGCCCGCATCTGAAAATAATGTTCCGGCGTATATTAAGGCCATGGGCGGCGATCCCGGCAAGCGTATGTCGGAGTACAGCCCAGAACAGCGAGGCAAGCTGCTGGACGCGATGCAGCGTCACGAAGGCTGGCGTCCTGGCACGGTTGCCGGTGGTGGCGGTGGCGGCTCTCCCGCTGGGTCGGGTCCCCTGGCCGGTCTCGGTGGCACGTCCAAGGCTGTCGAGAACGCTCGCGCGCTCCTAGGGGCCGGATCGTCTCAGGCTGCCGCGGCTCTCGGGTCGAAGATGACCCCCGGTCAGTGGTGTGCCGATTTTGTCAACGGCGCTCTGAAGTCCGCGAATATAAAGGGTATCCAGGGCAGCATCGCCACGTCGTTCCGCGAGTGGGGCGCCCCGGTTACGGACGGGATCAAGGCCGGCGACGTGGTGGTAACGCACCGTGGACGTAAGGCAGGCGAGACAGGCGGCCACGTTGGTCTCGCAACCGGCGAAACCCGGATGAAGAACGGCCGACTCCAATATAAGACGGTGTCCGGCAACCACGGCAACAAGGTTGGGGAGGGCTGGGAGTACGGCGACCAGGTTGAGGTACGCCGCGCGATAGAGGAAGCTCAGAAGACCAGGGATCTCGCCTCCGGGATCAATCGCCCCTCCACAGCCGGCAAGGGTGCTGGCCCCGATCCGGCAAGCCCGGCGCCGTCACAGCCGCAGGGTGGTGTTCTGCAAATGCCCGTGGCTCCCCCGCGTGCGCGAGACATCACCAGCGGCGTGCCGCAGGGTGGTGGCAGGGGGCGGAACGGCTCAGCCGGCGGTCCGGTGAATGTCCAGATCGGCGCCGTGCACGGTGGCAGCCCGGAGAAGAACGGAGAAGAGGTCGGCCGGAAGGTGCGGGAAGCATTGAACACGCACTACGGCGATGTCACCCCGTGGGGTCTCGGCTAACCTGTACTATAGGTCATGACGATAGAGCGCGATCAGCATTATCTTGCTGGTTGCGCTCTGGGTGTGTCCGTAGTACAACACGCATTGCGATTGATCGAATCAGTCGCAAACGAAATTCCGCACCCCTGATTGCTATCAGGGTTCGATCAACCGGGCAATAGCCCAACGACAAAAAAAGGGACGGCACCCCTAACCGCCAACTAGCTGTCCAGGCGGGCGTCGGTCGGGGGTGCCGAATTAGAATGACCACGTCTAGCACGAATACGGCCCGTGGTCCAGGGCTCAAGCTGTCCCCGGTCAACCGGGCGAAGTTCCGTAGGCCCGACCTCAAGGCGTGGGCGGCGGCTACCGAAATCATCGTCCGGCACGACCGCGCCAAAGGCATACCGCTCGCTCCGGAAGCGTTGCGCGAGATGACGCGGCTCATCGTCGAGCACGATCGCGTCATGGGGCGTTTCTTCGACGTGTTCGGCGACGCCCGTGTCGATTGGCTGGCCGCGTTGTTCGGCGTGTCGTCCAACATGGTGACGCCGCACTGGAACGAGGCCGTGGCTGAGTCGGCGCGCTACCATGAACTGGCATACATCGCGGCGCATGCCCGCCTAGACCGGGAAGGCGAAGCGCAGTTGGGCCGGCACAAGCTGGTGGCGGGCTCCGATATCAGCGCGGCGTTCAACCTGACGGCCGAGCGCAAGAACCTGATCTTCCCGCGTGTGAATGGGAAGCGCAGGCGGACCCGGCTTCCGCCCTACAAGGCGCCCGGCGAGACCACCGAGCGGCCGATCGTCAACAAGGTGCCCTACACCCTGGCCGAGCTGCGGGATTGGACGCGCCGTCTCGGTTTCAAGGCGGACACGATCTCCCTAAACGCTCGCAAGCTCACCGAGGATGAGTTCCACGCCAGGATCGCCAAGCGGGACGCCAAGACCCTGCCGGCCGATCAGCTCGCGGGTCGCAAGCTCGACGGCGAGTCGGACTATCACGCGTCGGTTCGGATCGCTGGCGAAGCTCCCCCGACCAGGGACAGGAAGCCCGGCATCACCGCAGCGCGTAGGGCGTACGCGGCGGCATTCGGTTGCTGCAAGCGGACCGCCATCACTCGCACAGGTTGTATGACCGCTGACCAAATTCTTGCTGCGGTTGTTGACCGTATGGCAAGAACTGTCCCGGCTTGCACCGATAAGACTGTCCCGGTTTGCACCGATAAGCGGCACCAAAATCTGCCATTTCGTAGTAACTTTAGGTCGGATCACAACGATAAGGGGACAGCCTGCTACACGCTCCGTGACACGGATCTGGCCTATCTGGTGGAGTACAACCGCAAAGCTCTCGGAAGGGAGTTGAAGGCCGATACGATCAAGAAGTGGCGCCAGCGTGGGAAGCTGGAAGCGCGGGTGTATGAGGCGTGCGAGTGGCTAAGCCGCCAAGCCGGTATCGAAGCCGATCTCGCAGAGGGTTCCGAGAACGTCGTCACCGCCATGCAGGAAGCGCGCAGGGACCGCACGCGCAGGGTGAGGATCGAACGTGAACTGACCGCCGGTCCGCTGGTCCAAATCGCCAAGCCCGCAGCCTAAATCGGACAGGGGGAGCCCGCGTCGAGCGTGTTTCCCCTACCAGGTCAAGAATTGGCTGACCTTGAGCCAAGACCTTAGACCGTCCAGACGCAGGAACCGGGTCGGCCGTGGTTCACTAACAGGGTCTCAGTCTCACTCTTGGAAGGGAAAAACCCGACCAGAGATTAGATCATAGAACAGATACTACAGCGCCGAGACCGGGCTCAAGCGCACGAAGCCGCACAAGTCCCGGACCGTTATACTACAGATACCGAACGGTTACGAAAACGGGTGCACTCGATCACAGCGCACGCATGTCGATTACAATGCTGTCCGTGGTAAGATCATCTCGAAACCGAGTGACAACCACGCGATACACAGATGACCCCGCTCGAAGAACTGCAACAGCTCGTTGAAGAACTGCGGGCCGAGTTGTCCGGCGTCATTTGCCCCGTCGAGCGAGCCCGGATCCGCGAAGAACTGCGGCTGGCCCAGGCTCATCTCGCCACCCCGATCACCACATAGGAGTCCACCGTGACCATGACCGCGCCCGTACAGCGCAGGCGAACCCCTAAGCGCAAATTCGAGACCGGCGGCTCATCCGCCGAGCGCATCGATGAGTCTCAGTGGATCAAGCCCGAAGCCGATCTTGGACCGCCGCCGGTCTCGCTGGCGCCGATCACCATGTCCTCGCTGACCGATGCCGACGTTGGTCTACCGGATGATCCGCTGGCCCAGGAGCGCGCCGAACGCTTCATCGCCGCAGCCATCGCCTACAGGTTCAAGCAACAGTCGCTGGCCCGTGAAGCCGCCCGCCTCGCATCCGCCGAGAAGCTGTTCCCCGGCACGACCGTCGCCGTAGAGGTGCCAGACGACGCCGTGACGCTGATCGCCCCGACTGATGTGCTGGATGAAGTCGATCAGGGAATCTTGCGGGAGCTGCGGCGCCTGACCGCTAGATCGCCTTCTAGGTGGCGGGTGGCTGCCGCCTGACCATTCGGGGGGAAACCCCCGAGAATCCAGAGCGACCGACACAGTGAGACCGTCACGCTGATAACGCGGAACCTTGGCCGTGGTTCCCGGCAAAACATGATTTGCGTCACGTTTAGATTCGCGACGGCCGTCCCTCATCCATCATGGCAGGGCAACCCAGCCCAAGCCCCAACCACGAATCGACAATGACTTCGACCCCTTTCTCAGACCGCCCATCCCGCACCGTTGGCGTCGTCCTCGATGACCTGACGCTCGACGCGATCGATGTCGTCCGGCTGGCCTCTCCCGATGACCCGTCGCGCTCCCGTGTGATCCGCGAGCTTCTACAGTTCGCGTTGGCAATGGTCCTCGATCCCGCCGCCGCGGATGCGTTCGTGGCTGAGCATATCGGCCGAGACGACGATCACGCGCTGACGCCGCTCAAGGACGCCGTGCCCGCTGGTAGGGCCTGAGCAAAACATCGGATTTTCCGGTATTTTCCCGATTCTCAGGACCTCATGGCCGCCGATCTGTCGCGACTGGTCCGACTCCCCTCCTAGCACAGCCCCTTGGATCGATTCTCCGGCCCGCTGACGGCTCTTGTCCTGTAGACCTGTAGACGTGGGCAGGACCTTTCTGAACCCCACCCCCTGGCCGCGCGTCCGCAGCCACGACAGCCACGCCTTGCTGATCACCGTGATGATGTTCGAGTCCGACCTGAATCGGCTCACCGGCCGCTCGCGGACCTCGATCAATCCGAGGAGTCGGGCCTGGCGGATGGCGCTCTTCACCGTTGAGACCGAGAACCCGGCCAAGGCCGCCACCGCACCGTGACATAGTTCGCACGCGCCGCGCTTCACGATCGACAGGATCGACACTCAGCGCATCGTCGATGGCCTACCCAGCCGATCCGCCATGGTGACCGATCATGACCGTCATGTCGTTAACTGGGCGATTTTCTAAAAGCTCGTCTGCCTCACCACCCGAGCGACGGTCCTAGCCTCGGCCACCCGATCGGGGGGAGAGTGGTTCCGGCCAATCACCCTCCGAAGAGCTTGAATTGGGCACGCTTCAGTGCTTCGTCGGAGCATCACCGATAGGGGGCCCCTGATCCACCGGATCGAGCGGCCTTCGCTTCTGGAAGGGCCCGACGATGGGAGAGGCAAAACGCAAGGCGGTCGAAACGTCTTGGTTCCAGGAGCTGGCGGACGATGAGCAGAAGGTCGTGCTTCTTGCCCGCAGGCTGATTCACATCTTGCCGCTGCAAGGCGCATGCTACCAGACGACGTTCTTTATGAAGTACCACCTCGAGACCGTTCACGGCATCGTCGGCTTGCCCGTGGTCGGATTTGTGAACGACGGCACAGACGACATGTACCCCTCGCACGCGTGGTACGAGTACAACGGGCGGAGGACGGACATCACGTTGGCGCGCCCATTTCAGCCACATCTCCAGCCGCCTGGACCGATCACAATCCATGGTCGTGTGGTCCGGCCTGGGTGGGCTTACACCTACCACAGCGAGCGCCCCCCTGAAGGTGATGAGCTGATCGCCCGGTATTTTGAGGCCCCCAAGTCGCGGCCGATCATGGAGCACGCCGCCGCGCGTCACGCTGAAATGAGCGAGACAGCGAAAGATATCGCCTTGATCCGAACGTATCTCGACAATGCACCGAACGGCATGACTTACGACCGCATCGTCCGCCGTCTCTGATCGACCTCGAAGGCCGAGACCGAGACGGCGGGGAGCCTAAATAACCTTCAATCTGTCCTTTTAAGGCGCGCGGCTTCCGCAGCCTGCATGGCGGCGAGACGACGTTCTTCGTTCTGGCGCACAAAATTCTCCCCGAACTCTAACTGCTCCCGGCTCAGATCTGCCGACATCGCCGTGTCGAGATCAGCCTCAAGCGAACCTTCGACGCCGGCGAATGACATGTCGTTTTGGAGGCCATTCTTCATCGCGTAGTTCAGCAACTCTCCGGATTGATTTCCGATCTCTTTGCCGTCCAGAGTGCGCTTAAACAGCCAGAGAATGACATCGATTACCTGAAGGCCAGCGCTATTCTGTTCAGTCGACATCTTGAACTCGCTGCCAAGAACTCGACCGAAGCGATATGGCCGGTCCTCCCCAGGTAAATGCATGGGCCTCTCGTCTTTTCGCGAGCTATCACTGATGATCGCATGCCATTTGGTGAGGGTTTTTCCGAACTGGGACTGCTCGTCGTGGACTATCTGTCTAACAGGTCGATCCCATTTCTTGGAATGATGTTCAATTCCATCTAGTAGGTTCGTGAACGCCACGAAATTCGGAGCGTTTAGAAGCCGGTCGACTTTGTTTTTCACGAACGTCGTGAAAGCCTGCGGATTGTCTCTAGCCCACGTCAGAGCATCCGTTGCCAGCTGTCGAAACCGAGCTTCATGCAGACGATCTACATGTTCAAGCATGGCCTCCGCACCTTGAACGAACAACTCCTTCGAGGTTCGCTCGTTCGGAGCTGTCAAACAGTCCCATACGATACTCGCTACTTCGTCAGTGACGACCGCGTGAGACAATTTGAACATCAGCAAAAGCTTTACGTGCTTTACCCAGTAAACATGCCAGGGCACCGCGACATTCTCGCCCGCATCGAAGTATGTATCGAAAACCTTGGCAGTCGCGAGATAACGTTTCTCGAGCCTTGAAAAGAAAAATCGCGACGGGCTCTTTCTCAGAAGACGATGAATGTCCAGCGCAATGGTCTCGATTTTTGCGACACCAAGTTCGTTCGCGTGCAAGGCATTGCTGTCGACTTTGTGTGAGATCTGAAGTAGGGCATATTTGTTCACCAAATCGAAGTTAGTCTTCGATATCAGGGCCGCCGTGATGTAATGAGGCTGGTTCGGGTCAAATATCTTGTTCCCAGTGTTCCCGCTTTCGTCGACATACGCCCACATCTAACGCCTCGTCGGTCCGCCGATCTGTTTCAACCGGAGCTTGTAGCGGTCGAAAGCGTCAAGCGACAAGGCGAACCTGGCCAAACGCTCGGTTTCGCGGCCTGACCCCAAGTCACGGTCGAATTACATTGATGATCAACGCGCGCTTAGACATCCTGGGAGGAGATCACATCAGCTCCGGCGCGATATGTGGGACGCCGCCTTGACCGAAGCCGAAGAGCCAGGCGCTGCCTGACCGGGGGGACTGTACGTGGGCCGCTCCGAATGTCACGGCTGTACGCTGTTGCCCCCTCCGAGCGCGCGCCTCACGCCCGAAAGACAGAGGATCTGATCCTGGCGAAGGTAGACCTCCTTCTGATCGAGCGCCTCGTCCAACAGCGGCTTGCTATTCAGGTCGGTGAACGGATTTGTCCCGAACGGGACACTGCCATCCTTGGGATGCGTCGCCAGCTTTCTGGCCGTCTCGAGCGCGCAATACTCCACCCAATCCGTTCCGAGTTCGAGACGTTTTGCCTGCTCCCCAACGGCGGCCCGCACGCGCTTGTTCATAGCGATTATGGCTCGTCCTACATCGGCCCGAGTAAGATCTTGAGCGACAGACACAGCTGGAGCGGCACAGAGCGCGGTCGCCGCCAGCATCAGCCGGAAGAAGGGGGGCATCATCGGATCTTTCTTCGAACCTGCTCGCCGTCGCGTGACGTTCTGCAAGATACCAAACCAGCGTTCACCGGAACGATCTCGGCCAGCATGGCTCCATCACCTTCCCCCTCTGCCAGGAAGGGACCCAGGAGGCGAACCACAGCTTCCGCACCGCCCTTCCCTGAGCGCTTCCACGCGAACCTTACGGCGGTGGCCCAGGCCCAAGTCGAAATCGATGCGACCGCTTCCCCGCTATCGCTCGGTATTGATCAGCCGTCAAAATCGCCTTCGGATACCGAGCGCGCGCATAGCTCGCCTCCCTGAACAAGCACAGCGGCAGAGACTAAGACCGCGCCCTGGCGATTGTGGATCGTATAATGTGGAGCAATGTTGGAGACATAAATTGTGACGAAGACACGGTCGCCTGACGCCCTAGTATTACCGAGTGTTTCCGTTTTTCGCCGATCTCGATCTTCACTTTATCAATGAGGAATTTTCGGCCTCGTGTAAGGTCTTCGAGATAGGGCCTTACGTCAGATGTCCCATTAAGAACGATCTGGGCGGACACGGTCTCAGACAAAGACAGTTTGGACAACTGTAGGCTTAGGAACCTGCACTGCTCGCCGAGCTGATCGCTGATCGAGGCCCCCCAAAGCAACGGGTTAATATCCATCGCCTCAAGCGCCAACGCATCGTCGCACGCTTCAGACAGATGATTCAGAAACATCGTTGTGGATCTAGGCGGGTTGATAATCTCGAGCCCGTGGTCGCCATCGGTCGCACGGAATTCAGCGATCCGGAATTCGACCCGATCGAATAACTGCTCTCCTCCGAACGGATTGACCACCCGTTCCGAGACCGACACTCGCTCTACGAACCTGCCCTCGACGATATCGGCGCGAGCCCTACCCAAAATAAATCCGGCTTGCGCATCCGACTTATATTCGAGCTTGCCTAGCCGGCTCGCGAGCGTCCGCATATCGATCGGCCACTGCGCTCGAATCCAACGATGCCGGATCACGGCGTATCTCCGCGCTCAGGTGGGTTCGCCTTAATATCCGCCAGAACCTGCTGAGACGCCGTCTCGATCATGCGCCATACGCTCGGTTGACGATGGACTTCCAAGGGCTTGAAGTCGCTTGTTAGATTCCCGTTGTGAAGACGTCGAGCGATTCTGGCATTGAACCGAAACCCTGTCCCCTCCCGAGCGCGCTTAAACGACGCGTCAAATTGTAATACATCGCGTGGCTCGGCCTGCTGCTCAGATTGCCATGTCATCGAGGTAATGTAAAAGCCGCTTCGCCGAAGATTTTGATACTCTGCGGATTGAAGAAGGTTATTTCCCGAAAGGACGATGCTGTTTACACGGCCTACCAATTGCGACGGGGCAGCAACGTCATTGTCTTTATCAATGTCAATCCCTTCCTCCGGATCTTGATCATCCCCCTCAGACGCAATACGCATGTTTACGACAGTCATGAGGCGATATTCTGGAAGGCTTTTGATCAGCGCTAAAAAGAAACGCGACCGTTGCTCGGAGGACAGCCCCTCAAGACTAATAGAAACCGGCGTGATGTTAACGCGCTTAAAATCTTCGATCTTTTTTGTAATTGCTGCGATGACTTCGTCGGCCTTCGTGGTCGACTGACTACGTATGATTGTTTTACCGTTCTCGAAACTGAACTCGATCTCTGTGTCTCTTCGAGTTGTCTGCATGAGCCGCGTTTTCGAATAGTCAACTTCAGCATAGGCGATGTTGACCGTCACGCCGGTAGCGCGCTTATGATGAATTGTTAGCTCATCTTGATAACCCGGCTCGCCCTTATAAGCGTTTAGAACGCGATCGAGTTCTGCAAGATCCAATTCAACAGGTAAAGTTGTGAATGTTCTTTTCTCTTGCCGAGCAGGCGCCTCTCGGGCGTCAATTAATTTTACAACGGAGTGATAATCGTGCGGTAGCAATGAGATTGCATCACACAAATGCTCGCGGTCCGATCGCTCGGAATATATTATTCCTCGCTCAAGCGCGATCGAGTGAAGGGCCTTTTCCGACATCCTCTGCTTTGCAGACATAAGAAGGTCGAATAACTCCTTGTCGCTTGCGCTCCTGAACTTTAGGCTATCGGGCATATTCCATTCCGATTTGCATGTCCGTGAACTTCGTCGCGATGCTATTCACCGGTTCAATGACGATCTTCCGAACTGCGGCAGCAAGACTATCAGGGTCGGTAAGTGATTTAGCAACGAGTTCCGCATATTGCTGCTGCGCGCTCTGGAACGTCGACGCAGTTGCAGCGCCATTTTCGATGTACCGAATTCTGATCTTGTCGTTATCGGCCAGCATCCCGTAACGGCGCATATAGTCGATGAAATAAAGAAAGTCGTCGACGGACGCATCGTCGTCGCGGTAATAGATTATATATCCATTATGACGAGAACCCTCATCGCGATACCTCAATATTATCCACGGTCCAGTCAAAACTTCCAGTATTGCAGCACATCTACCTGATCCGAGAACCTGAATACCCCTGTCTCCCTGTGGATAAAAATAAGAACAATGCTCTGCGCCCGGCAACTTGTCATCCTCTGAGCTTCCTCGCAGCCATTGAATGTCGTGACTGACATTGTGGAGCCAGCGGATCTCCATAGGTCCCAACACGAAGATGCGGCGATCTCGCGGAATGTCTAGCGCCTCAAGTTTCAGATGCTTGAGTACGCCGCTGAATTCACGATCATAGCCATCATCGTGATTATAGACAAACAACATGCCAATAATTTCACATGTCCTATGGTCATGCGTGTATTTCTTTTGGTACTCCTCGCTCACTTCCGCGCAACTAATTTGCTCAGCGAGGCTCCTAATCGCCGCTTCCAATTTAGATCTAACTATTGATCCCGATTGATAGCTTTTTAAATCTGTCTGGAAGTATGTTCTGACATCGCGATATGGCTCGTCATAAAAAAACACCACATCGGTTGGATGGGTCTCCTTGCCGTGCTCGCCTTTCTTGACGCAGTTCCAGTTATGGTCTGTTGGCCCTCGCTTTTGCCACATAAACATCGAGAAGATCTGGTTAGAGATCTTCGTAGCCATACTTGCGATGTTGAGTGTCTCGGCCATCTATGCGCTGATCCATCCTACAGCACTTCTTCGCACCCCGATCACACGTGAGATGCGCCCCCATAGTGCACGGATGTTTCTCTTAGGTAAGGCGCCTGCCAGTTTTGGTGTGCTTTACGGGTGCGCAGTCCACAACTGCATTCGCGCTGAGGTCGCACTGCCCGTGCGAGAACGCGCTCGGATATCTCTAAGGGCAGAGGTCTCAGTGTGTGGCGACACAGCCGGGTTTGAACCCGGGCAGCGGGTGCATCACGCTCGGCGATTCGCAGATACAGGTCCGGTATACAGAATCACCATGCACCCGACCTAAGTCATTGTTAAATAGTGCTTTGATCCTGATCCGCGTCCTTCAACACCTTGATCGCGTCGAAATCCTGCACCCCGCCACCGACGCGCTTGGTGACGTAGAACAGCACGTAGGGCTTGGCCGAGTACGGGTCGCGCAGCACCCGCAGGCCGGTGCGGTCGACCACGAGATAGCCCCGGCGGAAATCGCCGAAGGCCACCGACAGGCTGCCTGCCGCGATCTCGGGCATCGCCTCCGCCTCGGTCACGGGGAAGCCGATCAGCGTCGCGGAGCGGTCGGCGGTGAGCGGCGGGTGCCAGAGGTAGTTGCCCTGCGCGTCCTTGAACTTGCGGATCGCGCTCTGGGTGCGCCGGCTCATCACGAAGCCGGCATTCTGGCGGTAGGCGGCCCGCAGGGCGTAGACCAGATCGAACAGCACGTCGGACGGGTTGCTCTGCGGGAACGCCCCGGCCGCGCCGGTGGCGACGAAGCCGAGCTTGCCCGGGGCCCAGGCGGCGTTGGCCACCGTGTCGTAGCTCAGGAAGCCGCGCGGGCGACTGGCGCCGTCGCCGGTGACGAAGGCCACCCCCTCCTGCTCGGCGAAGGCCATCTCGACCTCGGCCGAGAGCCAGGCGTCGAGATCGACCACGGCATCGTCCAGCAGCGTCTGGGTCGCGGCCGGCATGGCGTAGAGCTCCATGGCCGGAAAGGCGATCTCGGCGAGCACCGGCCCGTCGGTGCCGGGGCGCGGCGCGGTCTCGGCGACCCAGCCGGTCGCCGGAGCGCCGACCGAGGCGGCGCGCTTGTACTGGGCGCCGGAGATCTGCTGCACGCTGGCGATGGCTCGGATCGGCGAGACCTGCGCGAGCCGGGCCAGCACGGTCCGCTCCAGGGTCTGCGGCACCAGGTAGCCGCCATCCGGCCCCGATCCGGCCGACAGGGCCTTGGCCTCCAGGTGCTTCAGCCCCGCGCTCTCGCCGGCCCGGACATAGAGGTCGAAGGCCGCCTTGTGCTCCTGCGCAGCCCCGTCCTCCCGGGGGCCCGGCTGGCCGAGCGGCGGCCGGGCGCGGTCGAGGCTGATCCGGTCGAGCCGGGTCCGGGCGGCGTCGAGCGCCGCGTCGATCCGGGCGAGCTTCTCCTCGGTGAGCACGTCGGCACCGAGCCGGCCCTCGATCTGGGCGATCCGGCTGTCATTGGTCTCCTTGAAGGCCTCGAACGCGGTGGCGAGTTCGTCGAGCGCCGGCTGGACCGGCTCGGCCCCGGGCCGGCCGGCCTTGTTCTCCAGGCCGGGCAGCGCGCCCTTGGTCTCCGGGGCGGGGCTCGACGGGGCGACGGTGTGGGACATCATCGGGCAACCTCGTGGCTGGGGTGGGTGAAGCGGGACCGGACCGCCGGCTTCAGGCCGGCGGTAGGTTTGGGGGCGATCCTCCGGGCGAGGCCGCGGATCTCCTCGGGGGACGGCGCGCGATCCGGGCTCGCCCGGGCCCCCGGCTGCAGCGGGAAGGTCACCAGGGAGATCTCCCAGAGGTCGACCCGCTGGAGCCGGCGCTCCCCGCCCGCGCCCTTGCGCGCCAGCAGGGTGCGGAAGCCGATCGACAGCCCGTCGAGGCCGCCGCCGCGCAGCAGCGCGTCGACCTCCCGGGCGCGCTGGACCGCGAGGTTGAGCTGCCCCTCGGCGAACAGGCCGCGGGCATCCTCGCGCAGGGACAGCCAGCGCCCGATCGGCTCGGCCGGATCGTGCTGGAAGAGCAGCCGCACCCCCGCGGCCCCCCTTCGCGCCAGGCTCGCCGCAAAAGCCCCCGGCACCACCACGTCGCGGCCGAGATCGGGCACGCCGAACACGCTGGCGTAGCCGGAGAAATGGCCATCCATCGGGAGAATCCTCGGTCGGTTTCTATTTGGACAGGGCGGAGCGCCGGAGCAGCCTGACGGGCGTGGGCGGGATGATTCAGCGGCCCGAAGCGAGGCCTGTCCGGACATCACACGCCCCCTCGCGAGGCGGTTACGATGTTCACGCGGCGCGCTCCGTCAGACGCGACGCGTCCCCTCTCCCGCACGGGAGAGGGGACCGGCGCCTCGATCGGAACCATGCGAGGCCGATGATCCTCACCCGCCCGCGTCCGGCTCCGGCGGGTAGCCCACCGCCGCGCGCTTCTCGGCGACCGACAGGAACCCGGCGGCCTCGACCCGCCGCCACAGGGATTCCCGCTCCCCCGCCAGGGCCTCGATCCGGTCGAGGTCGGGCTCCAGGTCCACCGGGCCGAAGGCGGGTTCCAGCCAGCCGGCCAGCGCCTGGGCGGTGCGGGCGGCGAGCGGGATCAGGGTCTGGCGGTAGAGCGCCCGGTTGGCCTCGGCGTAATTGGCGTGGGTGCTGTCGCCCGGCAGGCCGAGCAGCAGCGGCGGCACCCCGAAGGCCAGGGCGATCTCCCGGGCGGCGGCGTTCTTGGCCTCGACGAAATCCATGTCCCTCGGCGACAGGGCGAGCGGCTTCCAGTCGAGGCCGCCTTCCAGCAGCAGCGGCCGGCCGGCATTGGCGGCGCCCTGGTAATTCGCCTCGAGCTCGGCCTTCAGCCGGTCGAATTGCGGCTCGGTGAGCGCCGCCCCGGCGAAGACCAGCGCCCCCGACGGCCGGGCGGCGTTGTCGAGCAGCGCCTTGTTCCAGGCGCTGGCGGCGTTGTGGATGTCCAGCGCGGTGGCGGCCGCCTCGATCGGGGCGAGGCCGGCATAATCGTCGTCCGGATGGAACAGAGACAGCGCCAGGATCGGCGCCACCTCGGGCGCACCCGGGGCCGGCAGGTCGAACCGGCGGCTGGTCCCGCCGACCGTGTAGATATAGGCTGCCGGCCAGCCGTCCGCGCCCGGCAGCATCCGCATCCGCCCCGGCCGCAGGGCCTGCAGGGCCGCGATCCGCCCGTCGAGGCTCACCGCTTCCAGGTAGCCGGTGCCGCCGAGCAGGAGATCGGCATAGACGGTCTCCAGCAGGCGCGTGCCGCTCTCGCGCGGGTTCGGCCGGGCGAGGAGCGCGAGCAGGTCACCCGCCCGCGCGGCACCGGGCCCGGTGGCGGTGAGCGGCAGGCTCGCGGCGCCCTCGGCGACCAGCCGGATGGCCCGGTGCACGATCGGGTTGCCCTGGTAGCCGGCCCGGGCCAGCGCCGCCGGATCCCGGGGCGTCCAGCTGGCCCGCCCATCCGCGTAGAGCGCGAAGGCCGGGGCGGCCTTGGTGGCGAGATCCGGCCCAGCCGGACGGGTGGCCCGGCGCGCGACCCGCGCCAGCCGATCGAGAAGGTTCGCCATGCCTGTCCGGTCCTGCGCGAGAGCGCCCGCAGCCGAAATGGACGCCGGTCCGGCGCCAGCGGGCGTTTTGTGTGAACGGCTGAGAGCCGGGCCCGACGGCTGCGCCAACGGGCCCGGTCAGGGATGCGCGGCATCGACGCCGTTAGGGAAGCCGAGTTGTGCTGAGCCGTTCGACCGGTGCGGCGGATACACCGCACCCGACGCCACGCCGTGGCGACACCGCTACAGCCACGGACCGCCGATTCATGTATGCAGGATACAGTTCGTTCCAGAGACCACGAACCGACTCCCGGCGCGCTTCCCGCAGAGGCGCGCCGTATTGTTTTGCGGATGCGGTGCCGCTCGTGGAGGCTTCTCCGTCGCGGGCAAACCTATTCCACCAGGATGACGGGAGAGACCGGGGCATCCCGATCTCGGACCTCTGGAAGAACTTGGGTCCGGTCGCGGTCAGGCCCGCTCGACCGCGCGATTGACCGAACCGGCGACGTCCCGGGCGCAGCGCAGGACGGTGGCGCGGTCGGTCTCGTTCGTGATCGCGTGCCAGAGGCGCAGCAATTCCACCGTGGCGCTCAGGTCGGTGCGGATCGTCGGGGGGCCGAAGAAGTCGCCCACCGGGCAACCGAGGGACTCGGCGATCAGCCGCAGGCGCCGATGGGCGCCGTCGGGCAGACAGTTCTCAGGATCAAGATCCGAGTCCACGGGCCGCCCTCCGATGTACGGCCAATCATAACAGCCACCCCGCGTGTATGCAATTTAAGGATGAAGGCGCATCTCACTTTCCCGTGTGGTGCCGCACGCGTGACCGTCAAAGCCGGCGGATCCGCGGTTCGCGGGCGCCGTCGAGCAGCAGATGCGTCACCGCCCAGACCAGGGCGTCGAGCCGGTCGGGCGAGGCGCCGCTCGACAGGCCGTCCGGGCCGAAATCGCACAGCTCGTCCTCCAGGGCCGGGAACGGCCCGACATGGTGGACCAGGCCTTGTGCGTAGAGCAGCGAGACCGGCTCGGCGCGCAGGTACTTGCCCCGCATGGCGCGGACCGGAGTGATCGGCACCGCCGGGTCGCACTGGGCCAGCACCGCGGCGGCCATCTCGCCACCCTGGTTGACCTCGACCACCAGGGCGTCGGCCCCGAGCCGGTGATAGAGCGCCAGCGCGGCCCCGGCCCAGGCCTGGGGGCTCGCCCGGGACAGGCTGGCATCGGCCAGCACGTAGGCCCGGGCGCCGGCTCGCCCGGCCGCCACGATCCCGCAGGCATCCGAGCGCGCCCCCGAGGTCGCGGGCGGGTCCACCGCCACCACGATCCGGGCGAGTTCCGGTGCGGCAACGACCCGGCCGGCTTCCAGGGCGGCGCGATCCCACAGGGCGTCGTCCCGGTCGGCGATCAGCTCGCCGTCGAGTTCCTGGCGTCCCAGCCGCGTGCCGGCATAGCGCCCGACCACCAGCTCCAGGAAATCCGGGGCGAGGTGGCGGGCATTGTCGTGGGTGCGGGCGCGGCTGACCACGGTGCGCGGGTCGGCGAGCAGGCGCCGGATCAGCGGCACCGGCCGCGGCGTGGTGGTGACGAGGTTGCGCGGGCGGGCGCCCAGCCGCAGCCCGAATTGCAGCATGTCAAAGGCGGCCTCGGGCCGGCGCCACTTGGCGGCCTCGTCGCACCAGGCGGCGCCGAATTGCGGGCCGCGCAGCGCGTCGGGCTCCTCCGCCGAGAAGGCCAGCGCCACGGCGCCGTTGTCCCAGGCCAGCCGGCGCAGGCTCGGGGACCAGCGCGGGCGCGCCCGTCCCCGCGCCGGCAGGTTGAGCAGGCCGGACGGGCCCTCGACCATCACGTCGCGCACGTCGAGATGGGTCTCGCCGACGAGCGCGATGCGCCCGACCGGCTCGGGCGTGAAGGCTGGATCGCCCCGGGCCAGGGCATCGACCCATTCGGCGCCGGTGCGGGTCTTACCGCTGCCGCGGCCGCCGATCACCGCCCAGGTCGTCCAGGACCCGGTCCGGGCGGTCCCGGTATCGGCCGGTGGAAGCTGGTCGGGCCGGGCCTGGTGCAGCCAGTCCTCCGCGAGGGCGCCGACCAGCGGGGCCGGCAGGGTCGCGAGAAAATCAGGCAGCCGTCCGGCCGCTGACAAAGCCAGCATAGCGGCGCGCGATTTCCGCGCGGAGTGCCGGCAGGTCGGGCTCGACGTCGCCATCCCCGCCCTCCCGCCCGTCGCCCGGGGCCATCTCGTCGAGCAGCCGCTTGAGGCCGCCGAGGTCGCGCAGCACCCGGGCGGAATCGAGCACCGCCGCCCCCTCCCCGTTCAGGGCGGCGTCGAAGGCGGCGATCTGCCGGGCGATATGGGCGCGCAGATGCGCCCGCAGGGTCGGCGGGTCCGCCGCCGCCTCCGGATCGAGACGGCCGGGCTCGGCCCCCACATCCGGTTCGGGACGGGCGACGCCGCAGCCGGCCAGGAGCCGGTCGGCGGCGGCGCGCCCGACGCCCGCGGCCTCGGCCACGTCGCCGGGATCGTTCCGCGTGTCGCTCAGGAGCCGCGCGAGGGCCGCCCGACGGGTCTCCGGCCAGCGCGCGGCGATGTCATGCCGCCGGCGGCGCGGCCGCAGCCAGCCGGACCGGGCGTTCCAGCTGAGGATCGTGGCCGGCTTGACGCCGGTGCGGGCGCTGATCGCGGCGACCGACAGCTCGGTCTCGCGCAGGAGCTGCTCGACCGCGGCGCGCTGCTCCGGCGGGAGTGGATCGAGAGACCGCATCGCCGCCGCTCCGCATACGTATCGACCGTGCCTGGTATGTACCCGAGCAGCGCGCCGGTGTCAACCTATAAATTCCTATTATTGGATTTTAGGCTGATCTCTTCCGCGCGTGCGCGATGCCTCACCCCTCCCAATGGGCCACGCCGCCATGGCCGGAGCAGGTGCCGCGGCGGGTGTGGCTGAAGCTCCAGGTGTCGTCCCGGCACTTGGCCGTGGCCCCGGCCGGCTTGGCGCCGTCGCGGGTCTTGGCCGGGCGGTGGACCTCGGAGCCGTCATGGCTGCGATAATGGCCGTGCCGGTCGAGGGTCGATTCGTCGGGCTCGCGGTAGTCCCGGGCTGAGGCTCCACCGGCTAGGCCGAGGAGCACGGTCCCGGCGAGCGCGAGCCGGGCAAGGCCCATGCAGGTGGGACCCAT